GCTGCGCCGTAAGCGCCTGCGGTGGCTGCGCCGCTATCGCCTGCGGTGGCTGCGCCGCGATAGCCTGCGGTGGCTGCGCCGTAAGCGCCTGCGGTGGCTGCGCCGTAAGCGCCTGCGGTGGCTGCGCCGTAAGCGCCTGCGGTGGCTGCGCCGCTATCGCCTGCGGTGGCTGCGCCGCAAGCGCCTGCGGTGGCTGCTTTCTGGTCGGTATGTTCCATTGTGGTATGCGCCTTGACGTACTCAACGTGAGCCTTTACCAGACCGGGAATGCCGATCTCCGCGCCCACCGTAAGCTTCTTGGCAACGCGCTTGCTATCATCTCCACGTTCGTCGCTCACGCCGTCCATTTCCACTTCGCAATACCGGCTTCCTTCGCCGGGCGCGTAATATCTGAACACATCCAACGGCGCTTCACAAGCGTGCAAGCCCTGATTGCACAGCTTCACTTTGTCAACTTCCTGCGTGCCGCCGATCTCATACTGCAAACCTCTGCACTGCAAATTCTTGTCAAAACCCTTGTAAGCTTTCATTTTTCATTCTCCTTATCGATATCTTCTTGCTGAAATCTCCGTAATGGCATAGCCGTATCTGGCGTGAAACATTCGGGCCTTGATAGAGTAGCTTTCAGTCCTTACCCCCTTCTATACCGCCACGCAGTCCATCAGCTGCGCCATTGTCGTTATGGTCACGCCGCACCACTCCGGCAGGTTGGCCCGCACCAGAGCGGACGCCACCGGCGGGCAGACGGCATTGCCGCACCGCGCCACCTGTGCGCTCTTTTTGTACTTATTGCCCTCATAATCACGGTCAATGATGTAATCCGGCGGGAATCCCATAGCGTTGTACAGCTCACGGGGCGACAGCATCCGCAGTCCGATATCCGCGATGTAGTACAGTGCGCCGCCGATCTCCAGCAGCAACACATCATCATCCGCCAGCGCATAGCCGCAGAATTCATTCAGCAGGGCGCGAATCTCGGGCCAGTGGCCCAGATCGTCACCGCTGCGCATCTTTGCCAGATACGCCTTGCACACGGCGAACTCCCCGGCGCTGGTGGTCACTGTCTGCATCGGCTCATCTGCCCCATGCCCCAGGTTGTCACCCTTGAACTTTACAACATGGGCGGCGACCACCGCCTCACGGTCGTGGCTGGTAACGGTGTGCATGGGGTCTTGCACATCCAGCGGCCTGCCGCCGGTGTAATACTCCACCAGATTGGCGCAGGTCAGGCCGTATCGGTTGGAGGCGTCCACCGTGTGGATAGGCGTCCCCAGCCCGGATGCCCGAACGTGTTCCGTCTGTTCCGTGTGATACTGGATCAGCGCGGGCGCCACGATGCCGCCGGTATGCTTGGCGGTGATGGTCTTGTGAGCATCCGTCACAGGTGCAATATGCCCGCCGCCAGAGTGGTTGCACTCCGCAAGGAAGGGCGTTACCAGCATCTGATTCCCTGCGGTCGTTACGGTATGTACCGGCGCTCCGACCGTCCCGCCCACGCTGTTGCTGGTGTTGGTCACCGTCACAGGTGCCAGCAGCGGCTTGCACAATTCATGCGCTCCTACCGCCGTAACAGTCGTCAATGGCTTTTCGATGTTCTGCGCAGCGTTCTGGAATTTCTGCTGTACGATGAACGGCTTGCCGCTGCGGATGGTGAACTTGTCCACGCCCCGGATGATCCGCCGCATAGTGTTCTTCGCCAGCGGGCGCACCGCTTTCAGGCCGTATTTGTCCATGATCTGCGCCTTAGATGCAAATACCGACGGGCAGGGCAGCGACCAGTCGATGATCTCCGATGCACAGCGCCACTTGGGCAGTCCATCCGCGCCGGTTTTGCTGTGGGTGGGCTTCGGCCACACGATGGGCTTCCTGTCGCAGCGGGCGACCATGTAGAATCTCTTGCGGGAGGTGGGTGCGCCGTAGTCCGCCGCGATCAACTCCCGATACTCCACGGTGTACCCCAACTCAGTGAGTTGGTCGATGAACTTCCGGAACGTGGTGCCCGCCAGCTTCTTCACCGGCTTGCCCTTCCGCACCGGCCCCCACGTCTGGAACTCCTCCACGTTTTCAAGGATAATGACGCGGGGCCGCACCTTCGCCGCCCAGCGCAGGGTGATCCACGCAAGGCCGCGAATCTTCCGGTCAACCAGCGCCGCACCCTTTGCTTTGGAAAAATGCTTGCAGTCCGGCGAGAACCACGCCAGCCCCACGCGCCGCCCACGGCACACGGCCACGGGGTCAATGTCCCACACGGACGCCTGAAAGTGTTCCGTATACGGGTGGTTTGTCTTGTGCATCAGAATAGCCGCCGGGTCGTGGTTAATGGCAATCGCCACCGCCATGCCCGTTGCAATCTCGATACCTGTCGACGCCCCGCCGCCACCGGCGAAATTGTCCACGATGATCTCGCCGGTCATCGTCTCTTGTGCAAAAATCATCTCAATCTCCAAACACCACGCCGCACTCGTCCTTCAGCACATCCTTGATGTGCTTCCGCTTGATACGGCCCTCGTTTATCTCCTCTGCCAGCTTCTCCAAGCACTCATACAGATACGCGATGCTGTGGGTGTCCCGGCTGTCCGATGTCTCCTCAAAGACGTGCCAGCCGCACTTGTCCATCAGCACCATCGCCACCATGTCCATGTTTTCCTGCGTTCCCTTCAAGCGGCCTTGCATAATCAGCCGCTCATCACGGGATAGATGCTGCTTACCCATTTTCTCGCCCCCTTGCCACCAGCCCGGCCCGGTTCATGGTGTACCGGCGCAGTTTTGTCATGCTCTGTTTCCGTCCACAGCGCTCACATACGCCGCTCTCCCAGCGATCCTTCACCGGGTCGCGCCGCTGTTCGCGGGTAGGCTGGATAATATATTCGTGGATCATGTCTATCTGGCAGGCCCAGCAAAGCCTCGCCGTCTCCACTTTCCAGATCCCGTTTTTCATGGTTCCACCTCCGTGACCGTCACGCGTATGTAGGGCTTGTCGTGGAAATAGTGCTCAATGCCCCTCACCCACCGGCGGCTGTCGTCGTGGAGCAGAATGCCCTTCATGCCGTCCTCGATCAGCTTCGCCATGTAAGCGTGGTTGGAGCAATCCAGCCTGTCATTCCACTGGAAGGTCAGTACTGCGGGCCTTTCAAAAGGCCGCTTACGAATGTGGGCGGCGTTGATAGCGCTCACCGTCAGCGTGTGCCACAGTCTCGCGTCGTCCCGCCGCTTCGACCAGTGCTTTCCCGCATAGATAGCATTCAGCCCATATGCCTTGTTCCACGCCTTCCTTCCGGCGTCGGTGTCCGGATAGCGGATGATGAATGATTCTCTGCTCATGTCCGGCCCTCCAACGCCTTTTTCGCCTCGCCCCAGGTGATCCCATGCTCGGAGGCATATCGGGTAATCGGGTCAGGCGTGTGGGGCGGCAGTTTCTCCAGCAGCTCGTCGATCCAGTCCGGCCCGGACTTCTCCGGTTCCGTTATCTCTGGTGTCAGACCTGCCGTCAGGTTCGCCACATCCGGAAAATAGTTCCCTTTCGGCGACCGGGCATAGGCAATGATCTTCTCCCGCACGCCGCCCTGATAGGGGTACGGCTTCAGCGCCAGCCACCACGCCGCCTTCCGGCTGTCCGAAACGGTTTCCCGCGGCCAGAACAGCCCCAGCGCCGTGAAAACCTGTTCAAATTCTTCTTTCGTCATGTTCTCTCCTTCTCCCGTACTGCCCTCTATACACCCCCCACAAGAAGAAATATCTCTCTTGTTGTGGGTGTGTAAGGGGGATATAGGGGGATAGATAGGGGGACAAAGGGGGATTTTCGCCCGCGCCGCCGTCGTGCGCTGGCTCGATCCCGGCCAGCCGTCACGGTTCGCGCCCACGATACGCCCCGCTGTGTTGTCCTCTTCCTTCCACTCTCACCTCAAAACGGCAAATCTTCTTCGTCCTCGATCTCGGCAAACTCTCCCTCGCCCGGCTCCACGTCCACGGCCTTGCCTGCCGCCTTGTAGCCGCCAACAGGAGCGCCGCCATAGTCGCCACCGTACTCCTTCTTGCTGTCGCCGAAGTACACGTTGTCGGCCACGACCTCTGCATTGCGGCGCTTGTTGCCGTCCTTGTCCGTCCAGTCACGAATCTGCAACCGGCCCTCCACGATAGCCATACGGCCCTTGGCGAAGTACTTGCTGACGAACTCGGCGCTGCTGCGCCATGCCACCACCTCGATGAAGTCCGTCTCTTTGGTGCCGTCGGCGTTCTTAAAATCCCGGTCAACGGCCAGCGCGAACCCGGCCACCGCCGTACCGTTCTGCGTCCGCCGCAGCTCCGGATCACGGGTCAGGCGTCCCATGATGAAAATCTTGTTCAGCATTTCTTGTCCTCCAATCTGTATTCGGCGAAGCTCACGCTCTCGCCGTATCGGTTCTTGTTTGTCACTGTCCGCTTGCTGATGGCGTGTCCTGCGTGGCGTAAGTCCCAGATTCTCGCGCCCAGACGGTAGCAGCCAAACTCGCGGGCGGCGTCCAACTGTGTAATGGGGCCTACCGTCTCCATATACTCAAGAATTCTGTCGCACTGTGTCATAAGCCCTCCTATAAGTACGATTTCCCGAACTCGCGCCGGAAATCATCTTCCGTCCAGCCATGCTCCTGCATGGCCTTTAGCTGTCCGTATCGCCGCAGCCTGCGCATTTGTTCGCCGCTGCGGTGTACTGCCGTCTTTCCGTTCCTGTGGCACCTGTTGCCGCATAGATAGACCACAAGGCCGTATTTTTCGCTTTTCTTGCGATATGCTGCACCAAATATGTGGCTAATGGTGCCGTTCTAATGGATCGCTTGCGTCACATCTTCCGCAAAGAAAACATTTCCTGTTATTTGGCACCGTTTATCACCTCATTTCTGAACCGAATCGCATCAGATAGGTTCTTAAAATCTCTGCTTGTTTTCGCCCACTTGATATTCACGCGATATCCTTTTTTGTAGCGAATTATGTATTTCTCCCCGGTTGATGACGGTCTATAGCGGCCTTTTTGGTGACGCATAAGATGCCTCGATCGACCGACATTTTCTTTTTGCGTAACCCACTCCAAGTTATTTACCACATTATTGCTCCTGTTGTGATCGCGGTGATCGACAACCAAGTTTTCCCCTTCCGGTTTATCAAGAAACACTTCCGCTACAAGGCGATGAACATAATAATTAGTCCTTACTCCATTATCGCGGAGTGACACATAGGCGTACCCGTTTCCGTTGTTTCCTGGCGCCAAAACGTGTCCTTTATCCGTTCGCGGCGAAGTCCCACCGTGGCAATTATTTACAATCCGCGTTCTCGTTAGTGAGCGCAACCGTCCCATATTGCTTATTTCGTAAGCCCCTTCATAACCAGGAACGGGTTTCCAAATTTCACCCATTCACCAGCACCTCCGTTCCGTCAGGTACATACTCTGGGCAGTAATGGATGGCGAAAGATGTGACCTCGCCCGCATTCCCCTGATATTTCGTGGTGGGGGTCGCGTCCCAGCCCTTCACAGGCTCCGGGTACTTCTGCGACCAACTGCACCCTCCGGCGTAGTTCCGGCACGTCCAACATGGTTGTGGATGGCCGGGGCGGCGGTCTGCCTTTCTCCTCGCCTTACAGCCGCAGCTGTATGCGCCTCTCAGATTCCGCGCCAGTACCACCCGCGTCTTGCCGCAGTCGCACACGCAGAGCCATTTCGGCCCATCCGGCCCCGATCCGAGGCAGTGGTCGACCACCAGCATCCCGTGCCGCTCTCCTGTGTGGTCAGTGCGGCGCGAACCTGTTGTGCCGCCCCGGTGCAGTTGCTTTCCCGGTGTGAAGGTCGCTTCCGGCGTCCACCCCCTGTCCAGCCGGTTCCGCAGCGTCTTTTGCGGCAGATTTAGTTCCTTCGCCCATTGCCGCATGGTCAGGGACTTTCCGTGGGCGGTATAGATTTTTGCTGTGCTCATACGCTCACCTCGCCCCACCGGGACACCAGCGCATCCAGCTCTCTGGGCGTCATGGTCTCGATACCGTTCTCCTTGCAGTCCGCCACCACCAACACAATGAGCTGTGACATCTGAGCCGTGTCGTAATCGCTGGAAGATAGGTAAGACCGGACATTGTGATAGCCCTTGATATTCCGGCACGGCCCCATGTCCTCGATCATTCGGCCTATGTGGCCGCTGCACCAGACTTTTTCCCATGCGTCAATGCGATCCTCCCGCACCGGCACCACCTCATAGCCGCCGCCGATATCCGGGATATAGGCCCGGTAGATGCCCTCCGGCTCGATCTTCAGCTTGTCCGCCAGCCGGTTCACCAGCACCCAGAAATAGGCATTGGCGTCCAGACTGCGGCCCTTGCGCTTCAACGTCAGGCTGTACTCTTTTCCCGCTTTCAGGCTGTCGCACACGTCCATAGCCGTCTTGTCGCTGCCTACCCGGAAGGCCAGCCACGACCCGTCGCCGTCCCGCAGCCACCGTGCGGCGTCCACCGTCACCTGCTGCATGGCGCTTCCTCCTTTCGGGGCCACCGGCCTGTTTTCAGGCACGTGGCCAGATACCGCAGCCGGGGCAGGTACTTCTCCTCCACCCACGTTTCATCGTACTCGATGGGCCACAGGCTGATCCTGCCGGGGTCGACGGGCAAAAAGAAGTTCTGCTTCTCCGCTTCGCCGACCGGATAGGCCGCGATCCGGCACATCTTCCGCCGCCGCAGGCCCCACCCACTGGCAAACATCTCCACCTGACACTGCATCCAGTAGGCGCGGCTCACCTTGAAGGGAGCCTTGCTGTAGGTCTTGACCTCCGTAACGGTCTGGGCATCGTCCCCGTCGTAGTTCACCCGCAGCCGCAGGGCGTAGACCTTGATCTGCCGGTCGCGGGTCTTTACCCCCAGCGCGTCCAGAATCTTGTGTTCATAGGCCGTGCCCGCCTGCATGGCGGCGTTGGTGTAGTGATCCTGCCGGATGCCCAGCTTCACCGCCCACCACTTCCGGAACGTCTCCGTCTCCCACGATCCCATGATGGTGGCCGTGTCGCTGGCCCCGAACCACCCGCTCCTGTCCTGATCGTGGATCACAGCTTGCTCACCGCTTTCTCAAGGCCGTCCAGCTTGGCGAAGTAGCCCATCAGCTGGTTCAGCTGCTTGTCGTTGATCCGCAGGGCAGCCAGCAGGTCTTTGTGATCCAGCCCCGCCTTTTCCTTGGCGGTAATGGCCCGCTCCAGCCGTTCCCGGATGGCCCAGATGCTGTGGCGGCTCAGATCGTCCTCTCCGTCGTCCCCGTCGCCGCTCTCGGCCCACAGGTCGAAGCCCAGCCCCGTCCGCAGCGCCACGCCCTTCACAAAGGCGCGGGCCTGCGCGTTGGAGATGCGCAGCTGGTTCAGCGTGTCCTCATAGACCACCAGCGCCCCGTTCAGCAGCGGCGTGTCCATGTTGAACACCAGCTCGTCGATGTGGATTTCCACGCTGACGAACCAGCACCGCGTCTTGTAGCCCTTCCGGGTGGTCACGTCCGCCTGCGGCCACAGATAGGTCTTTGTCTCCGGGCAGACGCGGGGCGTAAACCATACGTCCTTCGCGCCGTTCTCGTGCAGCAGCTTCACACACTTGGCCCAGTTCAGATAGGGGATATCCACCATGTTGCCGTTGTCGTCCTTGGCCTTCCGCGTCTCGCAGAAGGGTCTCACATCGACCTTAATCAGTTCTTCAAAGGGTAGCAGTGCCATTTGTCTTTGCCTCCTTATAACGTTTCTTCAAATCCGCCCAGCTGCCGCCGTCCAGTACGTCGTCCAGCCAAGCTTCTTCCGTGTCGCCCAACTCCTGAGCGCCTTTTTCAAACAGGTTGACGATGGCGACCTTCCGGCAGGCAGGACACAGGAAGCTGTTTCCATACTTGCTTCCAACATGCCCGTCGTCCCACGTCACGTGAGCGCAGCAGATATCGCACTCAAACACCTCGTCATAGTCGGTGTCGCCGCAGCAGGGACACACCTTCGCCCCGTCGCCTTTGTTCCAGAAGTCGGGATCGTACCGGGGTTCCTCAAACTCCCGCCCGGTCTCATTGCATCGGTACATGCGCTTCTCCTCTTGACAGGCGGCCAAAAAGCCGCTATCATAAGCTTGTAAAATCTTTTTCAAGGGTTTTGCCCGCCCAGACGGAGTGCCAGCTCCGCCGGGGCTTTTTTTACTTACATCATCACGACCACACTGCCGTCGTCGATCATGTCCTTCAGCGCTTCCTCCAGATATGCCTTGATGGTCTTGCGGGCCGCCAGTTTCCACATGCCGCCGTCCGCCTCCGTGAAGGTAATGCCCCGCTCGTCAATGCGGATCAGGAACAGGCCCTCCGGCTGCTCCACCTCCTGGAAGGTGCGGTAAGGCCGCAGCTTCACCAGCGGGCGGATGGTGCTGTTCTGCTGGAGCGAAACGCCCTTCTGTGTGACCACCGTCGTCGCCACGCCAATGTCGTTGTAAGTGACCTTCGCGCCGCAAGTGATCTGGCTCAGCAGCGTCAGCGTGTAATCGCGGTCGCCGCCATCCTGAAAACGGGTCTGCAAGGCCACAGCCGCCTTGTCAAAGGCCATCTTCACCTCGCCGTCCCAGCCGGGAACGTCCTTCGCCTGTGCCTCATAGTAGTTAATACGCTCCTCCCGCAAATCCTTCTGCGGATGGCCGAAGCAGGCCACGGTCATGTGATCCTTCACGGACAGATACAGCTTGTCCGCACAGCGATCAACGCTGACGCCCTCCGTCCTGACCATCTGCACCAGCGCGTCTAGACTGTTCAGTTCCAGACAGACCTGATAGACCGCCTCCGGGATAATCTCCCGCGCCTCGCCGTCCTTGTCTACCACATATGCCTTTCCGAGTGCATCCTTGTAGATTTCCGGCTTTGCCAATTTCTCGATCTTCTCAATAGCTTCCTTCAACATGATTTGTTCTCCTTTTCATTGGTGGTGTGCCCGTTCCACAGGGCCGAAGAGGCGTACACATTGCTGGCCCGATTCTCCGGCGAGATGTAGATCTTATATTTCATTTCCCGCACACCTCCATCACCTCGATGCCATACACGATGGCGCAATGGTTTTCCACACTACACCCTCTGGCGTTCTCCCAACCAGGCGCAAACACGGCCACGTCCGCCGTGCTCAGCAGCTCCAGCGACTTGCCCAGGAACCACAGCGGCCGTGCATCTGCCGGGGCGTTCTCAAAGAAGCTGTCAATCACCTGGATGTTCTCGCCGTAATGCTCCCGTGCTTTGGCGATCAAGCGCTCCCGTTCGGCCTTGATCTCCTCATTGGTCTTGCCCTTCATGGGCTGGCTGATAAAGATTTTCATGCTCGTGTTCTCCTTTTATTCAAAATTGACCAGCTTCAAGCGGGCCGGTGCTTCCTGTTCGCTGCCGTCAACGGCAATCTGGCCGGGAATCTGCGGCACCATCTCCACCACCGTATGCTCGTCTACGGCGTACAGCATCGTGGTAGCGGGGTTGGACGGGGCCAGCGTCGTCTTGACCAGACAGTTGACCACGATGTTCTGGCGGGTGTCGTCGGGGCAAAGCTCCAGCGTGATGGTCACCTTGCGCTTTGCCTTGGCAGCTGTGTTGGGGTCGAAGATGTTTTCCATCAGGTGCGGCATTTCGTAGTCCACGCGCTCCTGAAAGGCGCCCCGGCACATCTGCAAGATAGACCGCTGGGCCTCTTCTCGGTTTTCGATCTGCAAAATAATTCCTCCTTTTCAGCGGGCGTTACCCGCAAAATCATCTCTTGTGCCTGTGCTTCATTCTGGCCTTCTTCACGGAAGCTTTCCGCTTTCCGGCGCTGGCGTCCCGCGAAGCCTCGGCGGCTGCGGCCCGTGCGACATACACCTTGTCCCGCGCCGCCCGATACTCGGCGTACCCGTGGGAGCAGTGCAGCATGCAGTCGCCGCTTCTGTCCGGGCAGTCCGGCGTACAGGGGCTTTGCGGCACGATCTGGTGCTCCAGCATCACGCTCATACCACCACCCCCAGCACCTCCAGCAGCTTGTCCCGCTTGCGGAAGGTCTCCAGCGGCTGCGCCCCGGTCTCCAGCCGTGTGATCGTCGCCTGACTCACGCCCACATCTGCGGCTACGGCGGCCTGTGACCAGCCCAGACGCATGCGGGCCTCTTGCAAAAACCGCTGTCCCTCCGCATACCGGCGCTGATTCTCCCGGTAATATCCGCTGGCATACTTGGCGATCAGCACGGAATTTTTCCTGCGGTACGCGGCAAAATACGGCTTGTTGGCCGCGTAATACGCCTTCTGATAGGCGTTTCTCTTGCCGTTCATCACCGCCTCCCTTCCAGCCGGTCTATCAGGTGCATGAATTGCACCGAGACCGTCAGCGCTCCGATGATGATCATGATGTAGGCGATCATGTTTACACCGTCCTTTCTTCGATCCATTTGTCCAGCAGCGCCCGGAAGATCTGGAACGACCGTCGGCCCTGATCGTTGACGATGCAAAAGCCAAACTCAAACTTGCCTTGTTCCAGTCCGTTTGCCAGCACCACGTTACCAATCTTAAAGCCGTGGCCGCGCAGATACTCCGCAGCTTGATTCAAGCTCAATGTTTCGATCATTGGTATCTCCTTCCCATGGTAAGATAGCTTACTCGTGGTCAATTGCTTCGCTGATCGCGCCGTCCACGATTTTCAGCACGATGCGGCATTCCTCATAGCTCACGGCCAGATCGGCCGTGACCAGCAAATTAAGGATCTTGCCTGCGGCTTTCATCAGGTTTGCCATGCGGGCCGGTGTGATGTAGTAGCCGCACTGCTGTATCACCCGTTCTTTTTCCGCGTTCAGTTTTTCAATTGGTGTCATTTATTTGTTGCTTGCCTTTCCCCCACGGAAGTGATATACTGTCCGTAGGAACATGTGGTTTGTGTTCTTCTCTCGCCCTGTTCGGTCTGCTACACCGGGCAGGGCCCTCTTTTTATGGGCAATTGCGCATCCCACCGAAGCAGCTCGGTGCTTCACCATGCTCGTCACCACCGCGCTTTACCTTTGCAAAACTATCCGTCGCTAATCGTTACGGTTCCATACCTTTGCTTGGCATATCGAAGCTCCTCGAATCCTTTGCTGCGCGGGTCAATGCGTCTCGATTCCGTCACAGGTCAAAACTACGCATCGCCTTTGCCGCTCAATGCTCCAGCATTCCGCACGTCACCATTGCCATGCAATTCGTTTCCCTACCGTTGCCAAACTACGCCTCGGCCTGCCTTACCCTTGCTTGATGTTGACTTCCTCCCAGGTGAATCGCCCTTTCCCACTGTTGCGCCACTGACCCATTCCGGAGTACCGTCCGTAGTCCAGCCACTCTCGCACAGCCTTCTCGTGGTCGTCGCACAGGCACACAATGGTAAAGTCACACGTTGCGCCGGCGGGAATCTGCTCAGACAGCGCCAGACTCACGCGCTCACCCTGCATAGTCTGTGCCCGAAGAGGTCTGCTGCATTCGCCGATCTCACCGGCAAAAAAGACGGGGATGGTGCGCGGCTCCACGAAGATCAGTTTGTCGATTTCCTTCTTGTATGCCTTGATACCGCTGGATTTTGTTCCCTTGACACGCCGCAGGCCGCCGCAGGTATCCTTGAAAAAGCCCTTAATCTGATAATCGTAGAAGAACGGCGTGCCATCGTCCAGCTTCGGGAAAATGGTCTTGCCTTTCTCAACAACGCCCTCTACGCCGAGGGCGGCAACCTCATCCTCAAGGGTGTTAGCATCCGGCGCGTTGCCTCCGATAAACTCACGATAGATGTCAGGATTACCGGGGCAGGTGCCCAGCACCGCTTCCGTAAAAGTCAGTTTCACTTTGATCTCTTTCATTTTTCATTCTCCTCGTTTCTTCATTTCTCCTTATTTCTCTTTCCGTCCCTCCGCCGTACACCGCATGGCGTCCTCAATTTCCGCCACCGTCACGCCGTAAAGCCTTGCCAGCGTCTTGTGGTACTTCCTTGCGATGCCGTTCACGCGGTTCTCCCAGTTCGACACGGCAGCGACAGTCACATTGCACTTCTTCGCAACGTAGCTCTGGCTCAAGCCCGCGTTTTCTCGCAGCGCCTTTAATTCCAAGCTCTCAGCCCTCCTTTCAGTGTTCAGAACTTTATCTTGACAAACGCTATACCAACCGTTATTATGTAAGTGTCAGCCAACAAAATATCGGCTATAAGCCCGCAAAGCGGAGGTTTCCGATGGGGGTTTGGTTTTTTGTTGTCTGCTTCAAGTTCTGTAAGGCTATTATAAACGAAATTTTTTCGTTAGTCAAGATTATTGGCGAATTTTTTTCGTTGATAAATTGCATAAAAAAAGATGCTAATTTTGGGCATCTTGTAGAAAGGGTATACTGTGGGATTGTTTAGTAAGTTTCTGGGAAAGCCGGAAAAGCTTCAAAACAATGCAATATCTCCTGTTGAAAAACAGGGCTCGCTGCGTTTTGACTATTTACAAACCAATGAGCCTGTCGAGAAAATAGCATTGTTGTTAAAAGGCAGATGCATAAAAGAAAATCTTTCAAAACAAGATTGGCTGAAAGCAAGCAGCGCAATTGAATACGAAATGGGGAATTACGTATTTATGCCTTTTCAGGTTTGCAACTGTTCTTATATTGGAGAAGGAAAAGCCTGGACAAGTTATAATCTAAACAACAAAAGGGCTTTAAGCTTGGCAATAAATGAAATAAATTATCATTTGAGCACATTACGCGAACTTGAACCGGAGCAAGATGCCATACCTAAAATTGTTCCTTTGGACTACAATATAAAATTCGGAACAATTTGTTTTGATTATTCTTCCGTTGTGCGAGCCGGAGATTTTCCAAGAAGCTATATTGTGTATGCGCCAAAAACAAAAACTGGAAAGCGATCTCAATACCCTCTTATCGCATTTTTTAATACGATCAAAAATAGTGAAAATAATAATGGCGGTGAAAACTACTGTGGAGAACTGTATTACTCCATAAATGGTGACCTGTCAAAAGCAACCGTTCATTGCTGGAAACACAGGAAATTTACAGAGTTTAATTTTTCCGTTGTCGGCCGAACTTTTTTAATTTCATCAATTAAAACGGTAGACGAAAACGGTCGAATGTTCTCTGTATACGATTGCAATTGGAAATTTACAGATTACGCCGACTTTTCAGATTAAATTTGAGGTAATTGTTGTGCCAAAAAGAGATACCGTCTTTATAAATTATGAAAAAACTGTTCAGCTGATAAAAGAAAAATATAGAAATAATACTATTTTTTGCGAAGCCATCAACAAAGCGATGGGAACAGAGCGTACAACAAAGTGGGTAAGTGAGTGGAAAAGAAACAGTAATCTTCCTTCCCCGGAAGAAGCGGTTTACATTTGCGTCTTGCTCCAAACCACCCCAGAAGAAATCCTTCTCCACGAGGGCGAAACCGAAGAGGAAACCGCCAAGTGCCAGAAGGACATTGCCCTTGTCCGTGACCTGCTTGATCAGCAGGGCGCAAAAAAAGCGCCCACTGAAACCAGTGAGCGCGAATTTGTACCATCTTATGAAGATTGGGAAAAGCAGGCTGAAAACTGGACGATAGACCAGCTGGATAACGCCATCTGGAAGCTGTTCCAGATCAAGAGGAAAAGAGAAGGTAAACATGGCGATTGAATTGACCAAAAGCGCAAAGAAATCTCTGGCGACACTCTACCGCGAGTATTGCCAGAGATTAAACGCGGGTGAAAAGAAAGCGCAGGCTGCGTCTTTCCAGTCTTACAGTGAATTTGTGATGGACAATCGGAAAGAGCTGAAAGACGCGGGATTTATTCGAGTTGACCTTTTGGGTAATATTTATTTGACGGACAAGGCCATTATTTACATGGAAAATAAGACGGCAGACGCCATCAAAGAATGGCTGTCATTCGGCACACAATTTATACCCTAAATTGTTTTCGATGAAATCAAGGAACTGCTTCCCGGTAAACAGGTTCCCGGCGTGGGCTTTTTCAATGCTGAAAGATACGTCGCATCCATCAGCGTAAAATTTGAATTCTTCGCAGCGGATCGGCAGGCCGTTTACAATGACATACGTCTTGTCCCCGTCAGACGCGATCAGAATTTTCGGGTTTGATAGTTCCATCATTTTCAAGCTCCTTCCATAATTTGTTTTGCTCTTCCTTTGTCAACGTTGCTACAGCAGAAAGAAATTTCTCCCGCAGCGCCATGATCATTGTACCACAGTTTTCGTTTTGTCTCAAGTGTACCTGTTCCGTCATGCTTCCTTTCCTCCATCCAAATTTCTGCGTTAGAACAAGCGTTTCATTTGTGTGCTTATTGTAACATAACCTTAACTGTTTTGCAACCGCTAGATGTGGTATAATTTTTGTGAAAGATCACTATCGTCAAGGGAGGCGTTCCGCCCATGTCCCATCATTATAACTGGCCTGTGTAAGCCCTCCGCCGTCTCCGCAACAACGGCGGAGGGCTTTTCCCGACGGGCACCCACCATGCCCGCCGTGCAAAAACAGGGTAGCAACAACAACTTGGGTAGGTCAATGCCGAAGATGGGTATTTGACAAAACTAGACATGCCGACATTCGGGCATCTCCTACCCAACAATGGGGAGAGGAGCAGAAAATGAGCAAGTCTTTACAGGATATATGCAGAGAGGCCAGAGACCGACAGGGTATGACCAATCAGGACGTTGCAGACAATTCCAACGTGCCGCTTTCCAGTGTGCAAAACTTTTTTGCATCTACATCTAAAACGCCAACTGTAAATAACTCCGGCAACATATGCCGGGCCTGTGGTGTTTCGCTGGACAAGTATTTTAGCATCACGCCGGATGTTCTGCCGGAAGAGCAAATAGAACAAATGGAACGCGATCACAAAGCGGAGCTGGTAATGGCAAATCTGGAAGGACGGATAGAACAGCTTTCCAAGACCGAGAAGCGTATGCGAATATCGCTTTACAGTATCTCCGTCCTTGCTGTGGTTTTGCTAATGACGTTAATCGGCTATGTGGCGTTTGACTATCAGTTGCCCAACGTCGGTCTTATTCAGGGCAGACAGGCCAGCACTTTGGCGTGGATCGTCATCATCCTGCTGGCTGTCGGCGCTGGTGTGATCGTATCTGCGTTTTTGAGCGCCCTGCGATACGGTAAATTTATTGCACCGAAGGAAAAATAGACATGGAATGTAAGAGCTGCAAAAAAGAAATACCGGACGGCGCGGTGTTTTGCCCCTGGTGCGGAAAGAAACAGGCCACAGCGCCCCGCAAGGCGTTGAAGCGTCCCAACGGAGCCGGGACTGTTTATAAGCTCTCAGGCCGCCGTACAAGGCCGTGGGTGGCCGCGAAAAACAAGGTCATCGTCGGATACTACGAGAAGAAAACGGACGCTCTGGCGGCCTTGGAAAAGCTTTCCGGCAAGGACTTGGACGAGCGGTACAACATGACGTTCGCGGAAGTCTTTACAGAGTGGAAAGCGGAGCATTACCGCGAGATTGGCGAAAAGGGCATTGAGACTTACGAACGTGCTTATGTGATTTTTCAACCGCTGCACGATAAGAAATTCCGCAGTCTGCGCACCGCCGATTTTCAAGCTGTGATCGACCAGCACATGAGCAAAAGCCACTCCACAGTCAACAAGTACAAGCAGCTCATTACCCAGATGTCCACATGGGCCGTGCGGGAGGAGATTTGCACCACCAACTTTGCCCGGTTTGTGAAGCTTCCGGAAAACGTCAAAAAAGAAAAGGACGTGTTCACTTCCGCCGAAATCAAAAAGCTGGAAAAGGACGGCAGCGATACCGCCAAGATCATCCTCATGCTCCTTGCCACCGGTATGCGTATTGGCGAACTGTTCAACTTACCACTGAAAGATTATCACGGTGACTATGTGATCGGCGGCGAAAAGACGGAAGCGGGCAAAAACCGCATTATCCCCATCCGGCCAGAAGGCCAAGAGTATTTTGCATACTTTGCAAAAAAAGCAAACGGCAGTTTACTAATTTCAGGCTATGATGGGCAAAAAGTCCCCGCCAATTTCCGCAGGCGGGAATATTACCCATTGCTGGAAAAGCTCAAGATAGAGAAAAAGACCCCCCATGCCACGCGGCACACTTACGCCACCCGCGCAGTCAAGGAAGGTCTTGCCCCTGAATATCTGCAAAAAATTCTTGGCCATGCCAATTATGCCACCACCGCCGACGTTTACACCCACATTGACGCCGAAACGCTGGTTGGTGCGGTTACTAGCGCGTTACTAGCAAAGCAAAAATAGCAGAAAAAGAAAAATCCCCGTAACCCGTATGGTTACGAGGATTTTTTGGTGCCCCGTCGGGGATTCGAACCCCGGACACCCTGCTTAAAAGGCATAGCCAGCAATCAAAAGTCGAGTACAAGTTGGTATTTCTCAGAAATACACGGCAATATTGCAAGTTTTTCTCAAAAAATGTTTCTTTGTTCCCGCGTGTTTTCACCGGGTAGCTAGCAAATTACTAACAATTTTACCGCCCCAGCTTTGCCATCACGCTGTTGTACACTCGGCTATTGGAAATGATCAGCGCATCCATTAGCTCATCCATCACGCCCCACGCCTTTTCCGGCGACACTTTGGCAACCGCCTGTAAAAACGGGCTGTCGCCGTACTCGCCTACCAACTGCATTTCCGGAGCGGGCGCGGCGGAGTACATGACCGGCATTTCCGAAAGGCTTACCTTTTTGTGTTGATTTGCGATGGTGTATAACGCGGCTAGCTTTTCATAGTTGCTCCAGCTGGATTCTTCGGTTTCAAGCCTACTAATCCATAGTTGCACTTCCTTCTCGTCGATCACGGGGGCGCACCCCCTTACATGTTCTCCATCTGCGTCATGCAGCGCCGCAGAACTTCACGCACGTTGTCATCGTCGGTGTCGCGGATCATGTCCTGCAGCTGGCGGCGCATATGCTCACGGGAATCATCCCGGCTATAGCGGCCCATAGAATCGCGGTGGCGGCCACGGTAAGAACTGCCCCGCCCGTAAGTGCCGCGAATGTTGGCATCCCAATCGCCGCTGCGGGAATAGCCGCCGTCGTACATTTCGATCTTGTCGATGTTCTTGATGGAAGAAACGGCCTTGTGGATGATCTCCAGATCGCCGGCACCCAGCTCGCCCTTGCGGGCCAGCTCGTCCAGTTCCTCGCACAGCATATCCCGGATATCGTTTAATGCTTTTATGCTCATGTTATCGCTCCTTTCAAGAAATTCGGTCAACGGCCATGTTGGAGTAGGCAAAGCTGACGGCCTGCGTGCTGGTGTTTTCCATTGCCACAGTCAGGCAGCAGTTGCGCGGTACCTCCACGATGGTGCTGACGTAGATATTGAAGTAGTTTTCCACCGCCGCAGGCGTAACAATAGCTGTCGCGCTGTTCAGCGGTTCACCGTTAATCGCCAGAGCTGCGCTGATTGCCTCCACCGTGCCGCCGGTGGGGATAGCGATGTTGCCGCCAAAAGCGACGCGGAACCGGGCTTTACACTGGTTGGTTAAACCCCGCAACGTTACAATTCCAGCGCCAGGACGGTGAACGATGCAAGGCTTGCTATTGACCGCAGTTTCAGTAAGCGGAACATTCTGACTGGCGGCAACAGTCTGAATTGCCACAGAAGTAAATTCTGCCATTTATATCATTCCTTTCTCAAAAAATACAGCGGCGGAGCCAAAGCCCCGCCGCGTTGGTGTCAGTATCAGCACGGGGCTGAACAGTTCGGAAATTCCGAACAGCTGATGCTATGCAGTTTTCAGCAGCCGCAACCGGTTCCGCATCCGCCATAGCTGCTGCCCGACCAAGGATTACAAGTGATGTAAGCCGGGGTGGGGCAAGGGCGCAGCTGGGAGATCAGGTAGTTGTTCTGTGCAGCCTGAGAAGCGGCAAGGCGCAGCTCCTGATTGGCACTTTCCAGATCGCGCATCTTGCTCTGCGTCAGGAAGTCAAGGATGGCGCGGCTATTCTGGTTCTGGTTGTCGATGATGTCACGCGCAGCGGTGTTGACCGTGTTGCGGGTATCGCACGCCTGCGTCGCCATGTCGTACCGCACCTGGGCAATAGCCGCCCGGTTCTCGCAGCAGCACTCCTGGTTCTGCATCTGCATGGCGTTGAGCTGCTGCATCAGCGCCGCCTGCTGGTTGCTGCGGGAAAGCTCGGCCTGTGCAAAGCCGTTTGCCATTGCCATGTTGGTGCCGTTGACAAGCTGCGCCTGCTGGTAAAATCCGTCGCAAAGACCCTGATTTACGCTGTCGATCTTGCGCTCGACATTAGCAAAATCAGAGGTCAGCACATAACCGTCGACCACGCCGCCGGAATTGCCGTTGTTGCCCCAGCTGTTGCCGCCCCAGCCAAAGACGGCAAAAATGAGGAAGAGAATAATGAGCCATGCGCCGTCACCGCCCCAGCCGAAACCGCCGCCGTTGTTGGTAGGCGAAACCGGCATGGTCAGCATGGGAGCGCCGCCATCGGAAAGAGACATAGTATCACTCCTTTTAATTAAAGTCAGTTTTATCTAAATCGTGGCCACGATAAAGAATTAAAGAAAACGCTGTAAACATTTAATTACTGCATCAGGCTTTGGAACTGCTTTGCCATCTGCTGAAGCTGGTTAAGCTGCTGCTGATTCAGCTTACCGCTCTGCAAGAGCTTCTCGACCTCTGCTTTTGGATCACCCTGAAAATTCGCCTTGAACTGCTGAAACTGCTGCATCATCTGGGCAAAGTTGCCCATAGGGCCATGCCCGCCGCCCAGCGCGGCCATGAACGGATTACTCATCGTCCTCTTCCTCCTCCGCCTTGCGTTTCTTCTTACCCTTTATTTCGCCCACAAGTGCCGCCAGCGCGTCGAACTCCTTACGGGTCACATATTCCGGAGGGTAAGTTTTCTGCGCGTCAGAGGCGCTTGCAAGGCGTTCTACAAGGTCATACGTCTTGAGCGTCGGCTTGCCGCTTGCATCGGCCTGTTTAAGGTACACCACGGGAGCCGTGCTGTCCCACAGCGCAATGGCGGAGTTAGGCGCGATCAGCCAGTTTTCCGCCTCCGGCCTACCAGCCACCCACTGCACGCCGCCCTGCGCTACCGGGTTCTGCATGAGCGGCATCTGCGGTATCTGCGGTGGCATAGTCTGCATCTGCTGCTGCCGAAGCTGGGCGAGGTTGTCCTGCATCGGCTGCGGGTAATAAGGGTTGAAATACGAGTTAAATGCCATTGTTACGCCTCACTTTCTTTTTTCCAGTAATACAAAACAATTTCGTTTTCGCTGTTCCAGCTGTCGTAAATCACGCCGTCCTGAACGCACACGACGTGCCCAGATAGCGCAAGGATAAACGTCCCTTCCGGGTGGTCGTCGGCGAACCTACCGACCGTGTAGCAATCCGGGCAAGTGTCCGGCACAATGTACCGCCGGTAGCCTATTCGCCGCAGATATGCACCCCACACTGCGTTGGCCGACGGCATATCCCCTTCCAGATAACCCTGCACCGCCATAGCAAGGTACGTTTCGCCCCACTCTTTCCCTGTGGCTTTTGAGATTGCCCTTACCGTGCAGTCCCCCACATTTTTGCCTCGTGGATTTTTGTTGAAATAGCTATACATATTCCCGCCTGTCATCGAAAAACAGTTCGATGATGTGGACAAACATAGAGAGACCTGATTCGTCGTTTTCATACAGTCGGCAAATATCCGCTGCCATTTCCTCTGTGTATCCGCACTCGATCAATCGCTCTCTGTTGCTCATGTCCGCACCTCCTTGCTTCTTCCAGTATAAAAGAAAAAAGACCAAACAAATGGCCGATAAATGGTCATTGTTTGGTCTTTTGACTATAAATTCTTTATATGGTCTGCGATTTTTCCGTAAGCGCGTCGTCTGCGCCGGTTGATGTATTCCGGCGTAACATAATGTTGTGTGCATAGCTGTGCGTAGCTTTTGCCTTTTACGTCGCACTCGATCAGGAAAAATGCTTCGTCGCTTGGCAATCCCAGACCGGCGATGAAACTCACCGCCCGCTGGGGCGCCATAGACTGCAACTTTGCCCGGATATCACGATGTGTCGGATTCATGCTGATTCCCACGCCGTGAGCTTGCGGAGCTTGCGCGGAGGAGGAGGACGGCGGATCGTAGCCTCACGCCTCGCTCAGATGCAAGTTTTTATTTCGTCGCCTTTGTAATAAATGCGTTCGGGTACACCTTCTGCACTTCCTTGAGAAATGCAACCGCATTGGCTTTTACGCTGAATGCGCCGATCTGCACGCGGTAAATTACATTCCCGGCCGTGGTGGGTTTGTTGGCCGATTTGAAGGTCACACCAAGGTAATTGCAGATTCCTTTTGCAATGGTCTCACCGATTAGTTCGGTATTATTGATGATCCATTGCGCCACATCTGGCACATCGTGGAAATCCACCTCAATGTAAACGGTGGGAGCGGCAGGTGTTTTCACCTCGAATAGCGACGGGTTGGCCTTGATGTTCTCACTGGTGCCCGGAGTAACCGGAGCCAGCACATCAAACACAGCCTTTGCCGCCTTGTACCCCTCGCTGGACTTGTCCAGCTGATAGCAAAAAATCCGCGTGCCGCTGGCCTTTCCGTTGGCGGCGTTGGTGTGGATCGGTACATGCAGGTCGGCCATGAAGTTGTCGGATGCTTTGCATCGGTTTGCCATGGTGTCATATTGACCGACCATGACCTTCACACCGCTGCGCTCCAGCGCCGTCTTGCACGCTGCCGCAATTTTGCCGCACTGCACATCCTCCGTGGTGTTGCCCACGGCGTAAGTGTTGCTCTTCTGATTGGAGGGAGACAGATAAACTCTCTTTTCCATAGCTTCTTCCTTTCCATAGGATGGGTGAAAGATCGCCCACGTTCCGCTGGTGGGCATAACGCGCTTTTTATAGCCGATTCCCTCAAAGGCGCCAGTTCCCGCCGTAGACAACTTGGCTTTTTCTGCAGTGGAAAACACCATATTGTTTCCTTCCAGCGTGATAAAGGTCGTACCGTCAAGCTTCTCGTAAATGAAAAACACATGCTGGTACATCCAGCGGCTTTCTTTCTGGTTGTATTCGCAATAAAAGGCAATGTCACCCTTCTGCGCCTTGCTGTTGTCCTTGAGCCGCCATCCCTTGGCCGTCAACCACTCTCCGAGAGAACGGCACCACGCCGGGTTTTGGCAGCCGTCCAGCAGATACGGCTTTCCGCTCTGCCGGTCGGCGTACCAGATGGTGTACCCGCAGTACGCCACACCCATAGCGTTCCAGTACTTGTTTACCGTGGTGTTGTTCCCAGTGCCGGTTTCTCGCTCGCCCGCCAGCTTTTCCACTGGGGCAAGCATCTGAGATACAGACTTCATAGGGCGTCACCTCTTAGTCCGCTTTCCCCTCGCCGTTGACCACCTTCGCCGCAGCGCAGATCTTGTCGATCATGTCGCTGACCTTCTGTCTGGCGGCGTCATCGTAATCGTAGTTGACGCTCTTGGCGGCCTGCTCTACCTTTTGCATAACCCACGCTTTGCGGGCCGCGCCGTCGGCAAACAGGCCCTCCGCGTCCGTCATCAGTGTCAGGACGATATCCACGATCTGCGGCCAGTTCTTCTCCTTTACGGCGGTCTGCACCGCCACGACCAGACGGGCCACCACGGGGATGCACACCGCCAGACCGCCCAGAATCGCCGCGATCAGTTCCACCCAATACATAGCATTATTCATCGTTTACATCCTTTCCGACTTCTCCGAAGTCTTTCCGTTTTTCAAACAGTGCCTTTGTGCAATACACCAGCACCACGCCGATGATCTCCGTGATGGCCGCGGTGCTGAGTGATTCCGCGATGTTGATGATCTCGCCGCTTTCCACCGGCCGCAGCGCCGCCAGAAACGCCAGCGCGTAGCTGCACCACACCCAGAGCAGGCCGTTCAGCAGGCACAGCCACAGGATTTTCTTGGTGGTGGGCGTCCTGCGCTTTTTCTTCACCCGCTTGCCGCTCATGGCTCCACCCAGTTCAGGCTTGAGACGGCGGAAAGCTTGTTGTAGTCAACCAAGCTCACCGTCTCATGCCAGTTGTCCAGCACCAGCAGGAACTTTGCCCGCTGGTACTCCTCCACGCCCACCAGCACCACGCTGTGGTCGTGGTAGTAGCCCCGACCGTCGTCCCACAGGTTCAGCACGGCGGGAATGCCCCGTTCCGCCAGCCTGCGGGCCGTCAGCCGGTTCCAGCCCACCACCTTGCCGTAGGCACTGCGGGGCGTTCCCGGCTCGTGCAGCACCCGTAGCAGCTCCTTGGTGATAGCCTTAACTGTCAGAGGATTCGTGCCCTTCCTGTCGCCGTCATAGCCGTGCTTGGTGGCGATGTGCTCAATGGTGCCGTACCACCGCGCTCCGTAGATGCAGGCCAGCGAGGTTAGCGTACAGTCCAGCTCCTTGCCGTAGTTCTTTTGGAGCAGCCCCGTCATGGGGATCAGTTTCCGGTAAGTCTGCTTGCCCCGGTTGGGGTACTCCGCTTCCAGCCGCTTGTAGTCCAGTCTGCGGGTCATGCCTGTTCCCCCTTTCGGATGGGCAGGCGGCGCACCTCTTCTATCACGCGCTTGGCGCTGCCGTTGCCGCCCATTTTCTCATACGGCGCGTAGAGGTAGTCGTTCAGGTTCTCATACTCGTCCTGTGTGACGTAGCCCCGCTCGATGTACACCATGCCGAGGTGGATGATGCGGTCGTGAGCCAGCCCCACCAGCATCTTGCGCTCCGCGTCGTTTTTGTCGGCCCGTTTGGCTACCAGCGCCCACAGGCCGCCGCTGGTCAGCGCGGCCACTACAATGGCGCTGATGGCCGGAATAACATACTGCCACATATCAGACCTCCTCCCATCCATATACACCCGGCTCCCACACGTTGTTGTCACAGGTGCTGCGCCATGTTTTGCCGCCGTGTGTCACCTTGTCGCCTGTCATGTAGGGGTTGGTGCTGTCCGGCTGCTGCCACGCGGGGATGACGGCGGGGTCGGGGATCAGCACCTGTGCCCACAGGCTGGGCGCGTCCGCCGGGTTCCAGCCTGACTGCGATGTGTGGGCCTGTAAGCACCTGTAGACACATCCCCCATACAGCCGCCGGTCTCCCGCAGCATAGGCCACCCCCTCGCCGTCCCACGGGCGGTAGAGCAGCGGCGCTGCCGCCGCCTGTGCGTCCGTCAGCCCCACCGCTGCGGCATCCATACTGGCCCGAATGGCCTGGGCCTGCGCCATGATGTCAGTCCTCATCCGTCACCACCCCCAGCGTCTGCAAAGCCGCCTTGTACTGCTCAATTTCTTCCTGGGCGGTCAGCACCTCTTTGCCATCCCGCCAGAACTTGCCATCACTATACGTGTCTCCAATACCCACCGGACGGTCATGGAGCGCCACCGCACCAGGGAAATCCCCGGCGTTGGTCTCCCACAGAGTAATGACGTTGGTCACCGTCCCTTCCGTGATAACTGCGTATCTCATGCCGCCACCTCCTTACGCTGCCTTGTGCTGTCGGATGACCACAATGCCGTCGGCAGGGTGAATCGGATGCGTCGTACTAAAGAGGCCGCCGTTACCAGAGTTAGGTACGGTGGCGGTTAGGTTTTTTCCACCCCCGGAAGCATACAGATCTCCGTCTGCTTCACCAAATTCACGGGTAGTAGTACCCTGGCCCTTGCCGCCATTGCTGCTGAGGGAGCCGGAACCATTTGCTCCGTCGCCACCATCTATGCCACCACCACCACTGGCAGCATAACCAGCGCCACCAGAGCCACCATTGGCACCATTCTTTACAGAGGTTTTGCTCCCCTTAACTGAACGTTCGCCGCCATTTGCTACTGCGGCGAACGCCGACGTTGTGCCACCCTTTGTGGCGGCAGTGCCGCTGTAGTTACCATTTGTGCCCGCCGCACCTATCACGAGGGGATAGGCGGTATTGGCCGCCAGCACCACAGACCGTACTGTGGTGGTGTAGCCTGCGCCACCAGCACCGCAGTAATCACTGCCACTACCACCACCGGCACCTAACAGAAATGCATCAATCACCATGTTTTTCAACGGCGTGAACGTTCCGCTGGACAGAAACTTGATGCGCCAATTTCCTCCGCCGTCATCCAGCACCTGATAGGTGCCGTCGCCGCCCGTCCAGTTGAAGTCCTTGCCGATGATGGGCGCGGAAATGGCGCTGCCGCCCGTGGCGGGGCCTGTCATGTTAAGGATCATGTGATCTCCTCCTAACCCAGAATGATAACGTTGGCGGTCACAGCTTCCTCCGGCACCGTCTCGCATGTGAAGGTCAGCGTCCCCGTGCCCTGCGCCGTGCCGCGGATACCCGCCTGCGCGTAGGCCATGAAGCTGTCCGGAGCCGCGCTGACGATAATGTTGGCGCTGGCCGTCATGTCGCTGACGGAGACGGTCTGCTGCTTGGTGTCCGCGTTCCAGCCGGACGCCAGCAGGAGCACGGAAAGGGGCTTGGGCGCGTCCGCCTTGGCGTTCCACACAGCTTTCTCCGCGGCGGACGTGTGCAAACTGATGCTGTCAGCATGCGAGTTCAGCGCGGTTTGGATCGCGTCGGCGTAGGCGAATATGTCCCGCGCCTTTCTCTGTGGGTCGTAAACGGCTTGCGTCATATCGCCGGAGCCGTCGCCATCCCGGCCATTGTAGACCATGAACGTCGTCGTGCTGCCGTCTGTCAGCGTAACGGTGTAGGTGTCGGTCGTGCCGGGCGCACCGGTTCCGCTCGTCCGCTTGATAGACTGGATAGAAGAGCCGTCATCGCCGTTCCAGATGGTTACATTTGTACTGTTTTGAGTCGGAGCGCTGCCGCTGTACGAATAGACCGTTTCGGTGATGGTCAGCGTCTTTCCGCCGCTGGGGTGCTCGTCGGTCGCCGCCGCGTCAGAGACCGTCACGCTGACATCGCTGCCGTGAACGCCGATATCTCCCTTGACGCCCTTGGCCCCGTCGTACAACGTGAAAACGTGGTCTCCGTCCTTGTCGGTGATGGTGATAAGATAGGCGGTGGGGGTAGTAGGTGTGGCGGGTGCTTGCAGCACACTCACCGTCGGGCTGACGCCATCAGGCCCTCGCAGGCTGTTCGATGTCCACACCGCGCCGTCCGCGGCGGTGATCGTCATGGTGTCGTTGTCATTAAAGTCAATGTTCGCGATGCCGCCGTGGCCGTCCAGCCACGCCAGCAGCGTCCGTCCCTGCACCTTCTTGGCCGTTCCAGCCTGCTCCATGATGAGAAGGTCGGTTGCGCCGATGGTGGTAGCCTCCGGCAGCTGGCCGATAGATTTGTCAGCCATCTTCCGTCACCTCCGTTTCCTCCGTCGCCGTCGCCAGCAGGCCGTCCAGCACCTGCATGCACCCCAGTAGCAAGTCAAGATTGCCGCTGCCGTGTACCTCGATCCGATCCAGCGCCAGCCGGACAGATTGGATGGTATTTTTTTCGGTTATTTTCATGGAAGCCTCCTTTATTCGTGGCCCAACACATACAGAAGATGATAAGACCCGTCTTTTCCGAGGTAGTTGATCGTCTTTCCGGAAAAAAAAGAGCCGCCAACTTTCAGCGACAGCGTCGCCACACTGTTGGAATTCACGTTGCCGCTGTAGACGTTGCCGCTGAATAAGCTCTCAATATTAGCCACCTTCGCCGACAATGAAGCCACGCTCGCCTTCGTCGCGTAGACCTCACCGAAATTAGCGATGTCTGCGGATATCGATGAGATCGCGCGGGCGTTGGTGGCGATGTCGCCCGCATTTGTCTCGATATCGCTGGTATTGGTAGCAATGTCCGCCGTGTTCTGCGCCGTCTGCTTCTTCTGCCGCACGGCGTCCCGCTCCTGCGCGGACAGGTACGGATACTCGTTGTCGATCTCCTCCTCCGCTGGAGCGCTCACGGTCGCCCGGAACAGCCGGGAAAACGTGGTTGTCTTGGCGTGTATCCCGCCGTAGATGCCGCCCACGGTCACGCCGTCGCCCAGCTCCGCCGCCGGGTCTAAAAGCGCGTCAGCGGCCTCGTAGGGCTGATAGCGGTAGTTCTTAACCGCCGCCAGAATATTCGCCGCCAGCGTGTCGCCCTTGGTGGTGGGCAACAGCGGCACGTTGACCGTCAGCTCCCGCCCCGTATTGTCGCCGGACGTGTAGCTGTTGGTGCCGTCCGTCACCGTCACCTTGCTGTAGGGCTGCAGCTTGTCCGCCTCTGTCAGACTGGACGCACTGTTTCCTACAAAAATTTTACCCGACAAGAATCCTGTCACCTCCAAACGTGATGGCATTGCCGCCGTTGTCCACCAGGTAGTTGGTCTCCTTCGGCAGGCTGTTCAGCAGCACCAGCCGCAGCTTGCCCACCGGCGTCATGCACCAGTTGCCGCCGTACCACCCGGCGATGGCCTGTAGCAGCTCCCGACAGGTGTAGTTTCTGGGCTTTGTCACCTTGTATTTCTTGCCGCTGGCAGAAAAGAAGCTGTCCGTCTCGCTGTCCAGCGTGATCCCGACCTGGGTACAGACCCGGTTGACGATGTCGATGTCCGTCACGCCGCCGTTGCCCACGCTTCCGGTATACCACTGCTCCGTGGCCAGCATCTTGTCATAGCCGTGCAGCGTCAGCACGCCGGTCTGCTTGTTGTAGCTCCGACTGTCTACGTTGTAGACCCCCTGCGCGATCCACTCGCTGGGCTCGCCGGAATCGCCCACAAGCCGCACCTGCGGCCTTAATTCAGCCATTCTGGCCACGCCGGAGGACGCTACCCCCAGCAGCTGCACGGATATCTCCCCGGCCACCGCCCCGCCCACAGTGGGGATATCCCCCTGGAATAGAGAGTTCTTCGTTTGAAGAGACCCCTCCATAATCTTTTCTTCGCCGTAGACTACATTGTCAATGTAAAGTTGCGTCTGCATCCGGTGGGTGCTTGCCAGCAGTTCCTGATATCTTGCGTTCGTGCTCTGCATTTCGCCCTCCTTACTGCTCTACCAGCGGGAACGAAATGCCAGACCACAGCGATTTTCCTGTTTTTGGGTCTACCGTCGTCACCGTGGCAGGCACGTTGTTGGAATAAAACTGCGCCACAACCGTCTCGTACAACGGATGCAGATTGGTTTCCACTGTGACAAATTCCGGAAGAATTAATTTCATCAGCATCATCAATTCATTCCGGTATAGATCCATGCAGCGAATGTTGACCTTGTACTTGATTGCAACGCGGCCGCGGTGCATGGTGCCGTCCATGGTTCGCCCTGCTTCTGAATTGTCAAGGTCGTTACGGGACCATTCCATACCTTCTTCCCGCACAAAACGGAGAATGTCCGTACCATTGATCTTGAAATACGGTGCGCTCACAGGCTTCCACCTCCCCACGATCTCTGGTTTTGCCGCTGCTGCCGCGTGATCTCTGGCGTCAGCACTCTTGCCAACTGAGCCAACTCTCCGGTAAACCGGATCACAATGTCGCCGCCGGAATTGCCGCTCTCCTCGCGGAATATCTGCCGGATCAGGTCAGCGGGTGCTTCAATGTTGGTGCCTCGTTTCTGGTCGCCCAGCACTGCGAGAAATTCCCGGTTGGCCGGTATAACGGCGCCCTGTGCCAGGGCGGGCACTTGCACGGCCCGCAACGCAGGCATAGTTTGCTTCTTGTATCCACCGATACCACCGGAGCCAAGATTATTTCGTGAGGCAAACGTGCCTTTACCGCCGCTCAGAAAATTCAGTACGCTGCTAAAAGCGTTGGTGATCCATTTCACCGCGTTTGTCACCCAAGTAACTACGACTTTCCACTTGTTGATTAGCCCCGCCAAAAGGCCACCGATTATTTTTAAGCCCAGCTGCGCCCACCAGTGTTCAGACACAAACTTTTTTACCTTTGTGTTCCACCAGTTTTTGATGCTTTCCCAGCATCCAACCAACTTTTCTTTTAAAAAGTTCCAGTTGGGTGCGATGGCCGCTGCCAAGCCTGTTGCGCCAATCAGAATTAAGCCTAGTCCAAGCGGAACGCCAACGCCGGTAAATAAAAGAACAATGCCAAGCACTAACAGCGCCGCGCCCAGCAAGCCAACAACCAATCCAAGCGGCCCTTGCAGTGCTTCCACAATGTAGTTCCAGTTGGCCGCCACAGCAGATGCGAGGCCGATAGCTCCCATAATTAGCAGTCCCAAGCCAAGCGGAATATTTGCGCCAGAAAAGATCAGGATAGCGCCAATTACCAGAGCCGCCACACTAAGAATGGAAACGGCCCAGCCAAGCGGCCCCTGCAGCATTTCTTTTATCGCGTCCCAGTTTTCAGAAATAGCGTCCCAGATTGCAATAGCGCCCAACACCATCAATGCAATACCCAGCGGAATATTTGCGCCGGAGAAGGTCAGAACAGCGCCCAGCGCCAGCAGCGCCGTGCCGGTGAACAGTTCCAGAATGGCGCTTAAACTGTCGTCGATCATGCTGGTAAAGTCCGGCGCGATGCCTCCGCTGGTATCAAACCCGCCGCTGCCGCTTGCCGAAGAATTGTCTTGGCTGTCCATCACGTTCAGCTCGTCAAATCCCGCCAAGTACTTACTGGCTTCTTTCGCCGCTTCTCCTACGCCGTCAATCGCGTCCTTCTGCTTGTTCAGCGCTTTCGCGCCAGCCGCTGATTTCTGGATCGTGGTGCCAAACAACATGGAGATCAGCTTTGCGACCGCCGTCACAATGCGGGTGATCACATTGATCAGCACCGTAAACGCCGGGATCACCACCTCCACAATAGGCTGCGCCAGCGTCATCAACGCGCCTTTCAGCCGCGCGATGGCAGCCACAGCCTCGTCGTTTTGCTGAATGGCTTCCCACAAATAGTTTTTCAGTGCCCGTAGTCCCGCTGTGATCAGCGAAAACACCAGCACACGTTTTGCCAAAGTTTTTACGTGATGACTGAATTTGTCCATGCGCTTTGCCGCTTCCGCCGCCGCCGCGCTTGTGCCGCTGGTCTGCTGTTTCGCGCCGGCCAGCCTTGCAGTAAGGTCACCCGCGGCATCTTTTGCGCTGTTCAGGGCGTCCGTTTGACTTTCCACTTTTTGTGTGATCGAATCGTATTTCTTTTCCAGCTTGTCAACGGCGGTTCTCTGTTCATCAAGGCTGGCTTTTGCGCTTGCGATCTGGCTGCTGTACATCTGCGAAAAGGGGTCTCCGCCGCCTGTTTCCGCCGTCGTCTTTTTAAGCTTTGCCTGCAATTCGGCAATTGTTTTTTGCGTTTCTTCTGCAACGCCTTTGGCGTCCTCCAGCTGTTTTTCGATTGCGCTTTTCTTTCCGGTACTTTCGCTAAGTTCTGATTCTATTTTTTTAATTTTTTCTTCCAGCTTTTTTAAGTCCGCCTGTGCTTTCTTGTCATCAATTTCTGTGCTGAACACAATAGACCCGTCAGCCGCCATATACTCACCACGCTTTCACTGTTTTTGTGGACATTTGATAAACTATGTGCTATAATTTGCACATGGAGGTGTGAGAAATGATAAATTTTAACAAAAATTCTGTTTGGAATCTTCGCCCGATAAATGTCAATGAGGTGCGAAATGAGCTTTACGGTCTGCTTTTGAACGACGAAGTGATTTTGTCGGCATTCAAAACCATCCGCGACCAACTTGTTTTTACAAACAAGCGCATTGTCGCAATCGACGTGCAGGGAATCACCGGATCAAAGCGCTCTTTTTCCTCCCTGCCTTACTCCAAAGTTCAGTTTTTTGCCATCCAAACACCAAGCGTTATGGAAATGGTCAAGGATTCCGAGTTGTACCTTGAATTCTCAAGCGGCTTTTCTGCCACATTTGAGTTTAAAGGCGATGTAGACATTGGTCAAATCGGAAGAATGGTCTCCAAGTACGTCATTTCTTGAGCCAGCCGCCCCAAAATGGGGCGGCTTTTTCACACCCATTCCCTTATCTTGTCGTTTTCCCACTCGGTATATCTCTGCTTTAGGTCAACAAGATTTCTGTTGTTCCGGTAGAAATCTCTCTCGCTTTTGTCCAGAGATTTGCCGTTGGCAAGCTTCTGCCGGATGCCCACGATCTGGGCAAACAGACAATCGCCGATCTCCTGATATGCCCCGATGAACGTCCACCAGTGCAGATATTTCATTGACCGGACTTCCTTTCCCATCACGCGGTTCACCGGCGCGACGATCACGGGAAAATCCTGCTGCCAGTCCACCAGCTTTTTGGGCTTCTTCCCGGCGTCGTTTTCCTGTCCGCAGTTGATGAACCACATGCACTTTGCAATGGCTTCTTCGTAGTCATCGGATGGCATGTCCTCAAAGCCGAGATAGAAAATATCCAGCACAACCGCCGCCCGCTCCTGGTCGTCCAGCTCCACGTCGTTAATGGCTTCCAGGATATCCAGAATGGCACGGAAATCCGACCGCACCTCGTACTCCTGACCGTTGATCTCAACGGATGTCGGCAGCGTGTACGTCATTTGTGGTACTTCTTGGTGTACTTGGCGATGCGGGGGTTCATGGCTTTCTTCTCTCGCATAACCGTTTCGTCCATTTCGTCCATGATCGCAAACAGCAGGTTGGCCCAAAGGGGCAAACCCTCCGCCAGCGCATACACATTCAGCTCTCCGAAAAGGCCGCTGCACACATCGAACTCAAAAACATCGTTGATGATCTCCCGCATTTCGCCGTCCAGCTTTCGCACCACGTCAAAAAGCTCTCTCTTACCCTCAGCTTTTCCAACCTCAGCTTTGTAGGATTCCTGACGCTTGTCCAGCGTATCAAACGCGTTGAAAAGCTTTTCACCAAACGCAGCATCTGTGGGGTTAAAAGAGACTTCAACGGAATCGTTCAGCTTATAGGTCTCAACGCCGGTTGCGATTTTCAGTTCCTTCATTTTTCGCGCCTCCTTCGGTCAATTACTCCGAATCCGCCGTGAACGTCACCACACCGGCAGTCACGGAAGCGGTGCCGGTGGTTCTGGTGCCGCCGTAAGTCACGTCAATGGGCATGCCCACAAAGCCGCCGCCCTCGCCGCCGAGACTGGAGGGCTTCACCATTGCACCTTCGTAGCGCTCGGCAAACACAGCCGTCTTTGCGGTGCCCGCGTAGTGGTGGACGATCAGCACATCTTGATTGGCCAGTGCCGCCGCATCCTGCTTCTTCACAGCCAACTCCCAAATCTTCGTCAGCGCCTTGTCTCCGCTGTCCAAGTAGCAGGGGTCAAAGGTCTGCGTGACAATGGGCTTCTTCATGGTGGTGCGGGTGGTACCCAGGATGTCCTTTTCAGAACTCTCCTGCCAGTCATATTCCATGCTGGAATCCGCCACGCGGGTGCCAAAGGCCGACCACTCTGGGGAAACGCTGGTGCCGGTATTTAAGTACGCGATCAGAAGCTCACGGTCAATGGTCTGGCCCGCTGTCGTGTTAAAAATGTTATCAGGCATTTGTTATCACCTCGTAAGTCATTTTCATGAGGATCTGATGATCCTCGTCGCCGTTGTCGTATGCGCCGAACAATGCGGAGCGCGTGGTGGCTTCCACGCGAACCACCCGTGCGTCGTCCCCGATGTCCGGCCCGCCGTCTGCCGCCCAATCTGCCAGACTGTCCAACAGTTCGTCGGCTTTCAGGCGCTTGTCGTTGCTGTTGCCCGGCTTTAGCCGGTAGATCACCTTGAACTGGTACTCCGCTTGATGGCCGCCCAAAATGTAACGCCGTGTAATGTATGTCCCCTGAATGGTCGAAAGCGCCATTGCGCCCTCGCTGTCAGCGGGAAGAAACTCATACCGGATCACATCCACCGGCTTATCCGGCCATGTGTTCAGCCATACCAGCATCGCGCGGGAGATTTTGTCCTCCTCTGCCGCCGAAACTAGTTTCTTCGGCTTGTCATTTGCCATATTTCGCCACCGCCTTTTGCGCTACGCGCACCCATTTTTCAAGGTTCTGCGCCTTGGATGCCTCGCACCAATGCGCCTGCGCGTTTGGGTGCATGGCTTGTGAAAATACCAGATTTCGGTCTGTCAGAACCTTCGTCGCGCCTTTCTTGGCCCACGGGCTTCCCGTGTCGGGATCGACCATCAACTTTCCGTAATAAAGGTATCTGGCGTAGGGCCCCGGATACACCACCGTGTTTCCGATGGCCCGTGTCCTCTGGGTCATGGAGCCGGTCAGCGCCGGAACATACGGCACCGTGTCGGATTCCACCTGAATAGCAAGAACGTGTTCGGCCTCGCTGCACGCAAGCGCCAGCTGCCGCCGCACCGCGTCCATGCCCTCGGTGTGTACGCTGAATTTCAGCCCCATCACTTACCTCCCACGGCCCAGTGTTTCAGGTCACCGTAGTCCTTCATATCTACTTTTGTCACCTCGTAGCAGTCGTCATGCGCCCTCGCCACAGTCTCGTTGTCTGTGGAAAATCGCCCCTTGACGAAAAAGCTCTCTCCGCCGTTGCCGTTGGTGGAAAGTGTCCACAGTCCGGACTTTTCCTCCGCGTTCCAGAAGTCCTGCGGCCCTGCATAACGTTTCTTTTTGCCAGTCGTTGCATCTTTTGCAACAACCGAAAACGGGATATACAGGTTCACCGCGTCGGCTCCCTCAAGGCCGCTGGCCCTGACGTTGGCCGCCTTGGAAGCGGACAGCAGCACACCCTCAAGCACCGTCACATAGAGCTTTGTCACATCCTGCATGGTGCTGGTGTCTACCTCGTGGGTCACGTTGTACAGCGTTACCGTGTGTGGGAACATGGACATGATCCGAACCCCCTTGCTTTCAGTAGTCCGTAAGGTGCCAGATACATGGCCGCGATCTCCCGCTTTCTGGCTTCCAGCAGCTGCATATCGGCGGAAGATACCGCTTTCGTGCCGTAGCTTTTTGACCAGTCGCCCACGGATTCGCTTGCCACAGGTCTTTCGGCGTTAAAAGCCACGCTGTTCAGCCGTTCGCCGTCCTGCATCACCTCTGCCAATGCGCACACCGCGTTCTGCACGGCTGTCATGGCGTCGCCGGTAACATTTCTGGCGCGGTTCATGGTCACATAGTCCACATAGGCCGATGCCCTACCAGCCAGAGCCGGGAAAGCGTCCTCGTCAATGGCCGTGCCGTAAAACTCAGTGGCGTAGTATTCAAAATCTGCGTATGCCATGCTTTCCGCCTCCTTTATATCGTTTCCTCCCCACCCGTCAGGTTTCCCATCGGGGCGGGGAGGAGGCGCGCTTACTTGCTGGTGTCGGCTGCGATAAACAGGCCGTTGGGATTGGGCACAACGGGGATAAACACGCCGCTGGCCTTTGTCCACACCGCCACGGGGTCGGGAGTGGCCCACTGGGTAATGGTGATGAACTGGTTGGCGCTCTTCTCGTTGTACTGGCCGTAGTCGGCTTCCTCGGGGGTCACGCCCCACAGGCCAACACCGAAGGAGGAAGACGTGCCATTGCACAGGAACGCCATCTTGTCTTCGGGGAAAAAGCGCTTGGTGGCCTCGTTGCCGCTGGCGGTCTGGGTCTTATAGCGCAGATCGTTGGTGGTGATCACGCCAAAGCCGAACAGCTCTGCGAACAGAGAACGGATTCTCTCAGCGGGGACATAGGTGCCAGCACCCACAGTGCCGTAGATCAGCGTCTGGATGCCCTTGTTGGCAGCCAGCTTACGCAGGATCTTGGTGGATGTCACGATCTCGGTCAGGGCGTTGCCGGACCCAGCGGCATCGTCTGCCACGGCCATGATCTGGCCCACGATATCAGCATCGGGGCCGAAGTCGATCTTGTAGCCGGTGTTCTTGGTGGGAACGCCGTAGTCCACCTTGAGATTCAGGTTGTTTTCGTTGATGGTCATTTTGCCGGTGGCAAGAACTTCCATCTTGGCAACCTCGGTGCGGGTCTTGACGGCCTCGGCCATCTGGCGCATGTCGTCAAAGACGTAGCGGATGATCTCGTTCTCGTCGCTCACGCCGTTCTCGATCATCAGGCGCACGCGCTCGGTCTGGTTGATCTTGCGCTTGATCAGCAGCTTCTCCACCTCGGTCTTCTCGAACACGGGGCGGGTGCCGATCTCGGCCTCGGTGTCAAAAGCGTGTACGGTAGCCATCACGGGGATGTTGGCACCGTCAGCCAGACGCAGATACTCCGCCTTGAGATTGGCGGTCTTCTGGTCAGGGAAAATGCGGTCGCCGATGTAAGCAGGCCGCGCAACAGACAGATTCTGTGCAAATTCCAGGCGCTCAGCGCTGGAAATCATGTTCAGGATATCAGGCATGGTTTCTTCCTCCTTACTTAGCCGTTAGCAGTCCAAACAGGGTACAGGGTCACATCGCCGGTGATCTCCACCTCGGTCACAGCAGCGCCGCCCTTGCTGGTGCTCCAGCCGGTCTGCTTGTTGCTGGCCTTGGTCAGCGGGTAGCTGGTGGAGACCTGGGCCATAGAGCCCTCAAAATAGGTGTTGCCGTCCACAGGAGGCGTGCCGGTGCCGTCGTTCTTGTCGTAGGTCACGGTATAGCCGCGGGTGATAGCGGGGGTGTCCACAAACACAACGCCCTTACCGGACAGCGCGGTCTTGGCGGCCTGGGCAATGTTCAGGTTCTCCGCCAGCACACGGCCAGCCACCAGAACAGAGCCGGGCATGTCGCCGCTGGTCACGTCCACAGGCTCAAACACGATACCAACAGCGTTGCCGTCGTTGGAGGGGAAAGGGGTGCCAGCTGCAACGATCTTGTAATTGCCGTCCTGCACGCCCATAGAGGCGGGAATCTCGCGGGTTTTCAGCACCAGACCAACTTCGCTTTCCAGGAAATTAGGCCGCTTGGTGCATGCGGTATTGGTCACAAAAGACATGGATCAAATCACTCCTTCGTAGTTGTCTGCGCATACTGCGCGTTGAATTGTTTTGCGTACATTGCGCCCAAGCCCTCCGCTTTCGGTGCGCCGCCGGTACCGACGGGCTTTGCAAACGTGGGTGCGGGTTTGCCGGTCTGAAACGCGCTGGGGTCTGCGTCCATCTGAGCCTTGTGCCACTCGTCAAAGCCCTCAAACACGCCGTTTTCCAGCTTCAGACCCTTGGTTTTCAGGTCTGCGATATAGGCACGTTCTGCCGCCTTGGAGCTGAATTTGATGCCCTTCTCTCCAATCACCTTGTGAACGGCTTCGGAATAGTCCCGGTCAGCGATCTGGGCCTTGTACTCGGCGGTTTCCTTGGTGTACTTGCCCTGCAGCTCCTCCAGCTGCTTGCGGATGCCCTCCGCGTCGCCGCTGGATTTCTTCAGCTCCTCGATGTCCTTGTCACGGTCGGCAAGATTCTTCTGTGCCGCCGCCAAGTCCTCCTTGGCCTGATCCGCTTTCTGCTTCTCCCGGCCAATGTCCCGGCTGTTTTCGTCGAGGATTTTATCCACAACGTCCTTTTCTAGCCCCAGACCTTCCAAAAAATCGCGTTTCATGTCTGCTCCTTCGCCACCTCGCTTTTTTCTCGTGGGTCGCGTCCACTGTGGCCCCGTAGTTTTGCGACTTCGGGCCGGTCAAAAATTTTGAAAAAAAGAAAGAGGGGCTAACCAACTACAATTCGTAGTCAGTTAGCCCCTCTCGGCTCTTCTCACTCACCGCTTAGAGCGAGGTCGAATATTTGTTTGATTTATTATACCATACCACGCAGCCGGTGGCAAGCGCCTATTGCTTCATTTTGCACTTATTTATGTCCACATTCTCGCGCCGAATATGTATCACCCTTACCCCGTCTTTGGTGGGGATCAGCTCCACCCGGTCGCCCTTTTTCAAAACGCTGTTAATAGCCTGCAAGGTGTTGGTGTCAAAAAGAGAAGTCGCGCTATCTGTCATACAGCACCCCTTACGGAATCAAGTCCACAGCTCCCTTTGCCGCGTTGTACAGCTTCTTCATGATCGAGTTTTCCTGCAAGTATTCCAGACCTTTAAGCGTGATCCGTATTTTGCGCGAGTTCCTGAGACAGAGGTCGCCGGTCACGCTGGTGTATAAGTCTGCGTTTTTGATAAGGCCCACGTCTTGCAGAATTTCCAGATAGCGATGCAGGCGCTCCGCAGTGACGCCCATTGCTTCTAGCTGAAGCGCGTCAATATCAAACGCTGGCAAGTCCATGGAACGTTCCAATGCAAGCAGCAGCTTATAAATCGCCTTGAAGTTGTCCATCAGCCATCGTCCTCAACAACATACCATTTGCATTCTTCGCAAACCTCGTTCGCTCTGTCCATGTCAAACGGTTCTCTCAGCCGCGCTGCGTCCATTTCGTCCTCGCGGACTTCTTGCACTTCTACACACTCCGACCATGTAGTTTCTCTCTCATACAGTGGGCAATTATGCCGTGCGATAGGACTTCTTGCCATGTTATTTCCCCTCCAAATAATCGCGGTACTTCTTGCGAAGCTTTTCCGGTACAACAGTCACGATTTCGTTCTTCGTGTTCAGCATAACATATCCTTTGTCTGCAAGAAATTTAAGGGTTTGCCGGTCTGTCTGGTACAACGTCAGTCTGCTGTTGTTGATTATATCTTGTGCAGTCTCAAGGTTCAAGCTGCTTCTGTCCGGTCTGTTCTCAAGATTGTCCCAAAAGTGCTGTTTTGCACCGGAAATCTGTGGTTCCCCAACGTCAATCACATATTGACGATCAGAAAACTTATCTTTGATTTTCCATGTACCGGCGTATTCTTTCAACGGCGCGAACTTCTTGGAATCCGTCAACTGCCCGCCATACAGAACCTTTAACCTTTCCTTCTGCTCCGGCAGCCCCGCCGCCTTGCTGAACTCCTTGTATTTGGCGTTCAGACGGCGCAGTTTGATGTTGGCGGTGGTCTCGTCATCCTTCAGCCCAGCGGCCTTGTAAGCGTCTCTAAGGCGCTTCTGCTTGCGTATCTGGCGCTCTATGCTGCGCTGCTGCTGCGTGGCCGTGTACCCGTCGTATTCCTTGCCATCAAATACAAACTTCCGGTTTTCGCCCTTCATGGCGTCAAGGTCAGCCTGTGAATAGGTCGGCTCACTGACACCCTCCACAAACGGATAGAAGGTATGTCGGCAGTTCCATCCGCCCAAACCGGCGCCCTGACCGTAACCCGTTGTGGCAACAAAGTCCTTGTATTCGCCCTTTGAATCTCCGGGCTTCTCAGCCCACCGATACACGCCGCCTTGCCAACTCTCATGGTTTTCCAGCCCGTTTCCTGTGTTTCTCGCCCCAATATGGGCGCTCACTTCCACAAGATCGGTTTCCAAATAGTCGGCGGATTTCTCCGCATACTTCTGGTTGAGGGCATTCACGCCGGTCATCACGGCACGTCTTGCCGCCACGTCTACCTGATCCCGATGCCCACTTTCGTAGTCCACCGTTTTCAGGCCACTGTCCGCCAGCTGCTTGACCGCGTTGGTAATAGCTTGATTGTAGGAAATCGCGCCGTTCTGCACCTGCATAAGGGCGGAATCACAGCACCATTGGTACGCCTTTGCAGGCGGCAGCATTGTGCGCCCAGCGTCCACCAAAAAGCCCATGCTTCTGGTGATGTTCCGGCACTCCTGCTTTGTCTGTGCATAGATTGCCGCGATAGCCGCCGCATCCACCAGCACATCAGGCCGCGTCACATCCGCTAACGTGATAAGCTCAGTATAATACGCTTGATTCCGCACCACCACATCGTCCAGCAGCTTCTTGAGCTTCTGCTCACTGATGCCCGTGGTCTTGCGTATGGCTTTCTCGATCTCTTTCAGGTCAATGCCATGCGCCCGCAGCGCCTTGATGTCCTGCACCGTGACCTCGTTCAGCTCGTCCGCATCCTTGAGCCGGGAGCATATCTCCATCAGCAAGGTATCTTCCAGCCCACGATACAATTCAGCCAGTTCCTCCGGCAGAGCGTCCAGCAATTCGGGCGTAAAGTCGTACCTTCTCATTCGATCACGTTCTGGGGTTCAGTCACAACATCCTGCATCTTTGGCAGCGCCGCCTTTGCGGTTTCTTCGTCCTCGTTGAAGTACTTTGCTCGAAATTCCCAATCGTTCATGATCCCGGCGTTCAGCAGCTGCAAATCGCGGGCAAACTCGTTGTCCTTGGTTTCCTGATCGTCAAGGATGCTGTCACCCCAATCGTAAGTAACCTCATACTCGCCATCCGCAGCCAGACCGTAGAGCGTGGCATACACATCCATTGCGTAAATCAACGCATCAAACGTGTGTTCAAGCGCCGTCTGGATGCTGCTAATCAGCACATACTTTCGCTGCTTGCCGCTTCTGATCTCTGTTGCAGTCTTTTCTACCGTCTGGGGGTCGGAAATATCACCGTAAGACAAGCCTACGTTAAACTCAATGCGCCGAATAACGTCCTGAAAGCCCTTGTAAACCGCGTCATTCCGCAGTTCAGGATTAAGGAACTGGTAGAAGTCGCCGTCAGCCGTAAAAGCGCCAATTTCAAACAGCCGCTTGTCAAACATGTTGGCCGTTGTGGTGTTGCCGTCCATCAGCACCTTGCGCTCACCAGACTTAAACTCCCACCGCAGGCGCTCCCACTGTTCATCGGCCTGTTTGATCAGTTCCACCGTCGCCGCGTCGCCGTAGATAGACATGCCGCACAAACTGTTTGTGTCTGCTGTGTTGGCAATGGGCGGTTTGAAATAGGCAAACAACGGCCCGTCCATGTTCTGGATGGTCACTTCCTCCTGAATGTCCGCCCATTCCGGCACCACTTCCAGCGGCGCAGGCGCACCCACAGAGCCGGTGGAATCACTATAATACGCCTTGTTCTTGATAGTGTAAACAGTATCGGTCAGGTCGTGGGACTCCAGTCGCACATAGTACTTACCGTTGACCTTCACCGGCTTATCGCGGAACACACCGCCGACGCATCGCCCGGCCGGGTCAAACTTCGTCGGCTGAAAACCCGCCGCGCCGGTCATGTCCACCAACAGTTTGTCTCCGTAGATGTAAGGCTTTAATGCCACACCGCCAAGCGCAAGCCCCAGCTCCAGCGCCTTGCCGAAGTTTTCTTTCGCCAACTGAAAGCCATCGTTAAGATAGTCCGCCCGCTGGCTGCCCGTGATGTTGGCCGTAAACTCCACCAGCGTTGGCCGCGTCACCTCTCGGCAGATGGCGGCAGGCAGTCCCACCGCTTTCACATTGCAGTCCCGCCAGGGCGGCGTATTGACCAGCATTGCATACCATAGCGCGATCTGCTGCTCCATCGTCATGCTGACAGCCGGAGATGTACCAAATTCCCGCTCGGCCACAGCCCGCGGGAACAGCGCGCGTCTTACCGTATTTACGAAATTGCCTAAAAAGCTCATCTTAACTCTCTCCTAAGGACAGTTTGACAGAGATACCTACACTGATCCATGCTGTGATCATTCTCTTTAATGACTTTATCTTCCGCCGCTTCGGAATCCCAGCTGTAAAGCCCGAATTCCTCAAACGTTTTCACGCAACTCTCGTGGAATTTCAGTTTCCCCGCCTTGAGCAAAGCACCAGTCAAGCGAATACCGTCCAACACCGCGTTATTAGCGTTCCACACGGCGAATTTTCCGTGCCGCCGTATGCACTCGGCAAACGATGCGGCGCTGGGGTCAATGATAATCCTCTCAATCTTGTATCCAGCAGCAAAAGCTTCCAGGTCTTGATAATACTCCTCGTCTGTCTTCTGCCGGTTGGTCTCGCGCCCGCTGTGATAGTATTCTTTCTCCATCACGGCCTCTCCCTTGTGTACACGCCACATCCCAAACACCGTGGGGTTCTGCGTGCCGTAGTCACAGCTGATGTAATACGTCCCCGGCCCACCCCGTTCACTGGTCACATTGACCTCACGGGAGAACATAGGATACACCAGACCCTCGGCAATACAACGCTCACCAAGAATATCACGACGATACCAAATGCTACTTGTGTCATACTGGCTCTCGATCTCCGCCAACCGTTGCGCTGTGATTGTCGCATTGTCGCGGATGGTGAAGTGCTGATAATTGTATCGCTCTCCAAACTGAGAGCGGAAACGGTCAATATACCGCTGGTATATCCAGTGCCCCGGCGAGGATGGGTTCAAATCCCAAAACACGCGGCGCACTTTTGCCGCAAGCTGGCGGTTGAAAGCTTCTTTGATTGTATCTTCGTGGTGCAGGTTAATCTCCGTTGCGATCCACATGCCATACGAGTTGCCTCGTATTTTCTTGAAGCTGTCCGCTTTTGCACCACCTGCAAAGATTACAACATAGTCGCGTCCGCAAGACTTTATCACAAGGGCTTCGTTCCCTTTATATTTCGTCCACCGGCACCGGCCACGAAAAATATACTCAAGTCCAAATCCGTTTGCATCGCCGATGTTAAGCTTTGCATTTGCCGCCGTGGAACCTGTTGCAAGATGAATTCTATCCGGCGTCCCCTTCTCTATCAGTGTCGCAAACGCAGCGATGTTGTCGATGGTCTTACCGGCACGAACAGCGCCTTCTGCAACAGAGATCGTGCACCGTGTGGCGTCCTGAATATACGCCTTGTGCTTTTCACCAAAGGCCGGATGAATTGTTACCGTTTTCATTCGATGCCCGCTTCTTTCAGATAGGCGTCAGTGTCCTCCACGTCAACGGTTTCCTCCGGCTCGTCTCGCTGACCGAGGTACTGCTTGCCAAGCCAGATCGCCATTGTAGCGTTCTTTTCGGCAAGCCTCCACTGCATTCTACGCAGCGATATTTTACCCCGCCCCCTCTTTTGGGCGAATACCTCGGAAAAATGCTTTCCGTATGTGCGCTTACACCACGCATCCAACGTTTTATCCGTAACGTCAAGTGCGTCGCAGAACTCCGGAAGGGTGCATTGCAGTCCGCAAAGAGTCTCGAACTGCTTCTGGTCTATTTCTTTTCTTGGTCTTGCCACACATACCCTCCTTTCTCCTTTGGCGTTTTATGAATTTCTCCATGTCCCGCTTCAAGTAGGGACTGGTTGTTTTTTGCATTATGGCCTGTGCGTCCTCAATCGTCATTGATCAACACCGCCTTTTTGCCCGTGAACTTTTCCCAGCGATCAATAATTACATCGGCATACTTTGGGTCAAACTCCATGCAGTATGCGTGTCTTCCGTTCTGCTCTGCCGCCATAATGGTGGTGCCGGAACCAGCAAACAGGTCAAGAACATTTTCTCCCGGCTTGCTGGAACACTGCATCTGATAATCAAACAGTTTGATGGGCTTCATTGTTGGGTGCTCCGCAGACTTAACCGGCTTATCAAAATTGAGCACCGTGGTCTGCTTCCTGTTTTTGAAAAAATAGTGCTTGTGCCCGTCTTTCCATCCGTAAAGGCACGGCTCGTGAGCATCGTCCTCAATTTCGTTTTCACCGTACAGGCAAGGCTCATGTTTCCACTGAAAGTCTTGCCTTCCCATCACAAGCGAATTTTTTACCCAGATCAAGCACTGGCGCACGCGAAGCATCGCATCTTTGCACGCGCCCCTAAAGTTGTACCCCTCGCTATCAGCATGCCAAATATAAAACGGTGCGCCAGGCTTCATAACCATTGCTGCGTTAAAAAATGCATTCGTCAAAAACCGCCTAAATGCCGTGTCTTCCATGTTGTCGTTTTTGATCTTACCGGCGGTGCCCTTATAGTCCACATTGTAAGGCGGATCGGTAAGCAACAAATCCATTTGTGCCCCCCCCGCAAGCTTTTGTACGTCTGTCAAATACGTGCTGTCTCCGCACATAAGGCGATGGTCTCCGAGCTGGTACACATCGCCCAGTTTGCTCTTCGGCTCTGCCGGTAAAACGGGATCGTAGTTGTCCTCTACCACTGACGTGTCGAGTTCATCCCGCAGACCCCAATCAAAGTCAAAAGCAGACAAGTCAAGCCCCGGCAGCTCATCAGCCAGCAGGTCAAAGTCCCAATCGCTCTCGTTGCTCTTGTTATCCACCAGCCGCAGGGCGTTCACCTGTTCCGGCGTGAGATCGTCCACGCAGACACACGGTACTTCTTCCATACCTAGCTTCTGCGCTGCCAGAGCGCGGCAATGCCCGATTACGATAACGCCGTCGCGGTCAATTACAATCGGCTGCACGAACCCGTACTGTTTAATGCTTTCGGCCACATTGTTGATTTGCCGTCTATCGTGCTTCTTGGCATTTGCAGCATACGGAATAATATCCGACAGCCGCTTGTTTTTTACTTCCATGTGGCCTCCTTTGTCTGACGCACCGGCCTCCCACCACTGGCCTTTGTCATTGGCACGTCTGTACCCGGCTTTCGCCTCACCTAATATGTTCCCGCCGTGAGCTATGTGCCCCGCAAGCATACATAGCATCCACCACGGCGAAATCCTTTGCAGTAAGCAGACTATTTGAGACGCATCCCATACAGCGGTCTGCCAGCGCAATCACACCGCGCTGCGCCTTTTCATCAGCCGCACACTGTTTTTGCGGATTAACTGTCCGCCGCTGTGGCCACAGCTTGTGTGCACTTAACTTCTCGCGCTTCCTCGCCCGCTTGTGTGACTGGTACGGCATTGCAGTCCTGCCCTGCTTTAGCGCTTCAGGGAAAGTCCCCGTCACTCGCTGTGGTCTCCCCTTACGGGGCACCTATGCCGCGTACGGGGCATAAGCCCCGATAAAGTCCCTTCCGGGCGAAAACGATTCAACGTTTTCATCCTTTTTGAAGTTAAGCCGCCTTTTACGCCGGACGGGCGGCACGTCTATTGGCAACCGTGTTATTTTTAGCCGCTCAATACACGGATAAAGCTGCAATGGTGCGTTTTCTTTCAGTTCTCACCTATCCGCCTTGAGGAATACGCACAAAACCCTTCGGAACTCCACGGTAAACGCATGGCGGAGCGCCTACCGCTTCAATGTTCTGGCACACTTTCGGGCGGGACGCTATGCCACTTGCCCACGGTAGTACCGCACCGCTTTTTTCGTCGCGGATTCTGTCTCTACAGGCTCCGTATTGCCCAGCCGTTTTCTATGTGTCGGCACACTGTGGCCGGATGGGAGGCGCGACCTCCCGCCCCTGATCGTGGGGTAGCTCGCGCAGTCCGGCGTATACCCGTCATATACCGCTGGCGGGTAAGCGGTGAAAGGAAAAGAGGCCCCTAATGGGCTATGGCGGCATTGGCCGGACTCGAACCAACAACCCTTCGGTTAACAGCCGAATGCTCTACCATTGAGCTACAATGCCGTGTGTGCCCGCCGCCGTGCAACGACGGGCCACAAAAAGGAGGGAGAATGAAAAATGAATGCAGTTAAAACAAACAAACGGAGGTGTTGTAAGGCTGCACGTCCTCATAACTATTGTACCACACTTTTTGCAATGTTTATAGTGCAAAAACGCGGATTTTCTAAAGTAGTTATTCTAATTAAACACTTTTGCTGCATTTCAGTTCATAGATTTCATTTTCCAGTTCATCCACAAGCTTATCCCTCGCCTGATAGCGCCCCCAAAGCGCCAATATGGTTTGTTTCGCCTCATCCAGCGCCTTGATTTGGCGGTCGATGTCAGCTTGGTTCACGCCGTATCAACTCCTTTCCGCATTGTGGGCAGTAATTGCTTTTGCTGCCCGTCACAAGGCCACAGTAGGGGCACTCGATCCGTATCGCCCATTTGGGCCAATCTTTTCCCTCTGTGGACTTGTCGCGTATAATCCATTTATCCATTACACATTTGGCTCTTTGCGCTCTCCGTAGCTACAAAAGTCTGTGGGGTTTCTGCGCGGCGTCAAGCTTCCGCACACCACATAGCGGCTAAAGCAAAAACCATCGTCCCTCGTTCCTTTTTCCCAAAAAATGCAGTCCTTGCACAAAACTACGGCAGGCGAGACTTTCATTATCGCAGTCAACCCATCAACATCTACGTTGCGGTTGCTTGCAACAATAGCGTCAATTGCGTCTTGCTTCTTGATATATTCAATCTTTTTCATTTACACTTCCTCAAAATACTTTACATCTCCGATACTGCAAACGTAAATCTGCCCCTCGTGGTATTCGCTGTGTCCGGCGATCTGGGGATTATAAAACACCGTCGCATTGCCGATGTCGGTAAATGTCTCACCGTACACAAACACCTCGCAAAAGGCGTTTCGCGCCGCGTCAGACACCCAGCTTGCCGGGGTGGTATACTGATACTCCCTGCATACGTCCTCCGGCGTGTAGCGGTTCCTGTGGCGATTGCAAGCGTTAAGCAGGGCTTGTACAATGCCACGGCATTGGTCGGCATCGTTCCCCGCTTCTGCGGTGACGATCTGGAGAACTCGCGTCACGTCGTAGCCGAAGGTCTCAAACTCTCGGTCTGTTCCGATGGCTGAAATCACCGCCTCCGCGCTTTTCTCCGCTTCGTCCGGGTCTTCGTATGCTTCTTCGTGCGGGCCGCCCTCGATCACCAGAATCGTGCGCTCCTCGTGTTCCGGCCCCTTCTCAGAAAAGCCTGTCAGCACCACCAGCGCCGCCGCCAGTATCAGCAGCACCCACGCAGCGGCAATAATGCGGTCATTTGTCGTTGGTTTCATTTGTTTTATGACGCTATTCCTCCTTTCTCTCGCCGTATGAGCAGAAATCGTCATACCCGCTGGCAACCATCCGACAAGCGTATGTTTTGAACTTGCGGCAATCGCGGCACCGCACCACTGACTCCACATCAGCCGGGAACATATCCGCAAGTGCACGCTTGGCATCCGCCATGGTAGCCGTGGGCATTGTCATTTCTATATAGGTCAGCCGCGCAATCGCTACGGACTGGTCAATGTATTTCGCCATCACTCCACCTCCCATTTCAATTCTTCATACAGTTCAGCAAACCGCTTGTTCCACTTCCGCATGCCGCGGAATACATACACGGCAAGTGCAATCCAGATAATTGATGCAATATCACTCATGCTCATGCTCATTCGCCTCCTCAATCCGCCCCGCCAGCCGTTCCAACTTGTACTGGCGGTACTTGTCCACAGTCTCCTTGCAGTCAAACAGAATCACCAACTGCTGAAGCATGATCTCCACGTCGGCGATCTCCTCCGCAATGTGCGGGGTGTTCTCCTGCCCTCTGCTGTTTTTGCAAAGCTCCTTTGTCGGTTCGCTCATTTCCTCGATGGCCATTGTCACCTGTAATTCCTTCCCGAAGGTTTCCAGCGCCGCCTGACAAATTGCGTTATCGTGTAGTATCATTTTGCGGTCACCACCGTATCAGCGCCCTGTACAGTCACCCAGCCATGCTTGAGACGCGCCTCCGCTTCCTTCATCTGGATTAGCTCCGGCGTAATGGATTCCGCAATGGTCTTGTTGGCTTTTGCCTCAGCTTCCGCCTCAATGATCTTTACAGCAGCCTCAGATTCAGCGATAACGCGATTTGTTTCTGCCTGCGCTTCCGCCGTCTGTTTGGCAAGTTCTGCGATCTCTGCATCCTGCTTGGCCTGCTCTTTTGCCCGTACCTTTTCCTGCAACGCGGAATCCAGTTCCACGTCAATGATCAGGGCACTGGACACGTTGATACCATACTCGGTACTAAGTTTCTCATTCAGGTAGTCGGTAATAGCCTTGTTTACCTCTGACTTTTTGTCGGAATAGATGTCCATAACGGAGAATCTGGGGGTAACTTCCTTCACATAGGCAATAATGCTGTTCTGCACGCGACCCTCTACAATGGCCTCTCCGTCCATGCCGTTAAATTTCTCGTACAGGCTCACCACGCGGTCAGGCAGGAAATTGTAGTTGACCGTCAGGTTAATGCCCACCATGCCGCCGTTGGCAGGGGCATCAATATGCCAATCTGCATGTTCGTCTGTGTTGTAGTCAGATGGATCGTCGGAAAAAACAATCTGCTGCTGACTAACGGGAAACTGCTTGACGTGCTTCAATGGTGATAGCCAATGCCAGCCCTGTGTCAGCGTGTTTTGCTCCACGCCCTTTGCGGAATACACAACGCCCACATAGCCCACCTTGATTCTTGTCAGGCAGATGATGCAGAAAACAGCAACAACCACCGCCAGCACGGCGGAAACAGCAATAGCGATACCTTTTTTCATGACTTTTTACCTCCAAAAATGTTATAAATTACGACAAACGATACGCCAAATACAATGATGAATAGTGTGATAATCTCTTTCATCTTTTTTCCCTCCGGCGTACTTAACGCCGCCAGATTAAACCGCAGCCCCTCATTGGCCTGCCGCAGCGCTTCTATCTCCCGCTGCTGGTTCTCGATCAGGTAGGTGGCGAGACCCGCCATTTTTTCAATGCAGTCTGGGTCGTCAAGTCCAATCGGGCATTCATTACATCCCGCTTTTTCGGCACAGCACCGCAGCGCGGTCACGATCTCATCTCTTGTCATGTCATTCCTCCTCTTACCCAGTAAATTCTTCAAAGCTGCACGACTGGAACGCCGCCCGCATATTTACCCATCGTGCAAGGCGCTTCTGTTCGGCAGTCGGCTCTCCGCCGTCGTAGTCGCGGTACGGCTGGGCAAACGGCTCCACGCCCATGTCCCGCAAGGCAAGAATGCGCTTATAGCTTTCCTCCACATCCTGCACAAGTACATAGCACCAAAAACGCCACGGCCGCACACCCGCCTCTTCCAGATACGCCGTGGCCTGTTTGATTACCGGCAGCATGGTAGAGGTGTCACAGCTCATGCGGACAAACCTGATCCATTTCAGCCCTGCCAACAGCTTTGCCGTCTGCGGCGTGATGAGCCGTGCGTCCAAGCCCTGATTAAAGTCCACCCGCACATTCTCATGCCCCATGCGCTCGATCTGCTCTAAGCCGTGGTCGTGCGCCAAAACGTTGTTGTCCATGAAAATGATGTCCCGGCTGTCAGGGCGTTTTACTTCCTCCCATGTTGCCGCCGGTCGGATAAGCCCTTCTTTCTTCGGCACGATGCACCAAGGGCAGTTGCGGATGCAGCCGCGTGTTAGAAAGCCGATGGCCGGTTTCCACGCCGGATACAGCGAGTAGTCAGGTCGCATTCTCTCTACCTCGTCCGGCAGAGCGCCGTAATCCTTGTAGCCTGTGCCGCCTGTAATAATCTCATCGGCATTGATGCAGGTATCCACATCAGGGGAAAACGTAAAAACCTTACTCATGTACACCCGGTCATAGTGTTTGAACCCGTCCCACCACTCCACGCTGTCACAACGGGCTTTGTAGTAGGCAGACAGCCGCATCAATGCGAGGTTCGGAAAGTTGTGACCGTCTACGTCGATCAATCCAATGTTCATGTCTCAATCTCCAAACACAACGCCGCACTCGTCCTTCAGCATATCCTTGATGTGCTTCCGCTTGATGCGGCCTTCGTTTATCTCCTCTGCCAGCTTTTCCAGGCACTCATACAGATACGCGATGCTCTGCGTGTCCCGGCTGTCCGATGTCTCCTCAAAGACGTGCCAGCCGCATTTGTCCATCAGCACCATTGCCACCATGTCCATGTTCTCCTGTGTGCCTTGCAGCTTGCCACGCATAAAGATGCGGTCGTCCCTGCTCAAATGCTGTTTACCCATCTCAATACCTCACTCCTATGTAGTCCAGCACCCGCGCATAGCCAAGGCCGTCTTTCGTGGGTTTCCACAGCCCATCCGTGTCGAATGCCCCGCCGCCGATGCAGAACGCATAGTGCTTCGGGTGCGTGTGCTTCATGCACTCAAACCGGTTTTCTCCTTTTTCGAGGTGTGCCCCGAACGCGCAAAACATGCACCCCGTCCTCTGGCACCCCGTGCAATGCAGCGGCTTTTCGATTAGCGTTGACGGATAATCATTCTCGCCGTCGCTCGCCACGATGTTGCCGTATACGCTGCAATACGGGATGTTTTCGTCCTTTAGGAACGCAAGCACGTCCTGTTCTGTCCAGAAGCTCATAGGCTTGCTCATGGGGCGCTTGCCGTCAAAGGCGTTGCAGCCCGTGCGCTTCCACTCTTTTTCTCGCTGCTGGCTCTCGCTCGCCATCATCGCGGTAAATGGCACACATCCGCTCGTAGCTTCGTATCGCTTGGCGGGTGCTTTTTTCATCACGTCGCAGCATTGCTCGCTAATGCGGAACGGCGCATCCTTGAGATAATGCCACTTGTCCGCCAGTTTCATCGTCGAGCAGTAAACGCCCTTCCGGTTGTATCCGGTCAGATACAGATTGACCGTTGCATCGTTCTGCCCGTGCGCGTTTTGTAAATCGCGGATAAAGCGCGCCTGTTTTTTGCCGATGACGGGATACCCGTGCTTTGCTATGACCTGCCGAATGTTGAGCTTTGGCCTCAGCCGCACGAGCTGCACCTTGATCCGCGGGAACTTCCTTTGCAGCCAATCCGCGTACTCATTGACGAATTTCTGAATTTCAGGGTATTCCAGCCCTGTGTTCACAAACACCAGATTCAGCTCCCACGGCGGTGTCCTGAAGCTCGACAGGTACCGCGCCGCCAGATACGCCAGCACCGTGCTATCCTTTCCGCCGGAGAAACTGACGTAGCACTGCCCGCCCCATGCGGTGTACCATTCGTCTAGCTTTTCGTAGGTCAGTATCTCCTTGTCCTGCACGTCCAGCGCCATCAGTTTCTTCGCCGCTTCATTCGTCAGCGGCTGATTGATTGGCAGCATTACTCAGCCTCCACCAACTTGCCGTTTACCAGCTTATACCATGTGTCCGCTCTGATGTCCGTGCCGTCTACGACAAACGCTTTCCACTCTTTGATGTCCCAATTGTCCTCGTTTTCCTCACAGATCACCAGCACAGCACCAAGACCGCCTTTAATCTTCACATCGTTACCTCGAACAAGGCCGCATCCATTTTTGCCAACAGAAACAGATCCTTTTGCGGTGGCTGCGCCGCGATAGCCTGCGGTGGCTGCGCCGTAAGCGCCTGCGGTGGCTGCGCCGCTATCGCCTGCGGTGGCTGCGCCGTAAGCGCCTGCGGCGGCTGCGCCGCTATCGCCTGCGGTGGCTGCGCCGTAAGCGCCTGCGGTGGCTGCGCCGTAAGCGCCTGCGGTGGCTGCGCCGTAAGCGCCTGCGGTGGCTGCGCCGCGATAGCCTGCGGTGGCTGCGCCGTAAGCGCCTGCGGCGGCTGCGCCGCTATCGCCTGCGGTGGCTGCGCCGTAAGCGCCTGCGGTGGCTGCG